ACGGAATTTGGCTTCGGCTTTTGCAAGCATCGGTTCATAGTTTTCTTCGACCGTTTCAATCTCTTGGTTGCTATCTCTAGCAATATTCCTAAGGCGATCTTTAATAGTTCTTCTAAGATCACTAAGCTTGTACAATGATTCAGATACAGATCGGTCATCCTCAGGCAGTGCTTCGTCTGTTCTTAATTCAGCTGCCTCGGGCTGTGTAAACGGAATAGTATAGGTTTCGCCTGTATCTCTATCTGTAACTACTACATCAGGAAGTGTTCTTTCTACACCCGGCTTATCTTGACGAATTTCTCTAGAAACTTGCCTAGCCCGTTCTGCCTTATTAATAAAATCAAGAACTCCTCTTGTCTGGAACTCTTCACTTCGATTGATTGATAAGAATCCGGTCATTGCATCTTTCATTCCCTGATCGGTAGCGATGACTTGATCTAAGATTACACGGTCATTGAAATCCTGACGCTCGTATAAAAGTTCCCCGAGTGCGATTATATTATCCGAAGTTACTGTAACTCCCATTTGCTCCGCTAAAGCCTTGACAGCAAGAGTACCCTTACCAAAAGGTTCGTTAATAAACTCTTGTCTAAAGTTGTCAATACCACCACCATACATACGACGCATAACTGGGGGCTTAAATACATCTCGTAATCTACCAAGTACTGCCCTTTCTTCCCCACTTATATCGGTTCTATCCTTCACAGCCTCAAAGTCTTTAGTACTTTTAATATCATACTTTCCAAGAAGATCGAAAGCTGCTTTAAGCGGACCCATTCTTTGAACTACTAAAGCATTTCCATTAGCAGAAATTGCATCTGCCGCAGCTAAAGCACCCTTAATATAGAAGTCAGATTCTGAAATTGAAGATCTCTTAGAATTAAGAATGGTTGTTCTTAGCCCATACTTTACTAAAGACTTATAGATGGTATTCGCTTCTTTATCTATATTGCCATTGTCATCCATAACCTCGATTGGCTGATTACCATAAGGGGTATTTGCAATATGCTTCCAATTATCTGAACCCGTAGTAGTCATAACCGCTAAAGTATTCAAGTGGTTTTCATGAATACCGCTATTAACTCTGTCATAGTAATTTGTCCTGTCATATAAGAACACATTAACTTCATCCAAAGTAATAGTTCTATCACCAATCACAACTTCTCCGTTGACAGTTACATCAAGGAATTGCTGTGGATTCATGTTAAACTCGTCCATAAGCCATTTGTTAGTGGACTCTATACTTGCTTCAATAATAGTTGATGCCATAGGAGCCATCTGTTCTGAAGCAAAAGCTTGGGCAATAACATCACCTGCGTAACCACGAGGAACAATAACCTCACTACCGGGACTAATAAATGGAATGTTTAGCTGATTTGCAAAGGATCTATTAAAACGAATCCGACTATCTCTGGCTCCAGATAAACTGTCTTGGACAAACATCTGAGCAAGGTTTGGCAAGTCCATCATAAAATGCATTGCGAGATCAATAGCTTTTTCCCGGTCCAACAAGCCTTGCTCTAAGCTACCGCCTACCCATCGAGGAAAGATCATAAACTTAGTCATATCTTCAGATGGATCTGGGGTTCCTTCTTTGCGGAACTTTTTTCGCCACTCAGCCGCAGCGTCTCGTTGTTTTTGGCCCCAGTTTTTAACCGTAGGTCTGTCTAAATCCTTATCCCATTCAATATGCCTTAAAACTTCTTTCTGTCTCTGATCAGTTTGCCACCTCATAATAATACGCTTTAAATCAAACGATCCTAAGGGGGCTGAGTGATTAATTCTTCCAGCAGCAGCAACGAATTCAGGGTTGCCCTTTCTATCCATATCAGACTCTGTACCAATTAATCCGTGCTCTCCAGTAACAAGCTTGTCAGCTTGCACGGTGATTTTCTCAAAGGCAAAGTAATCTACAATAGCTCTACCAACTAAAGTGGCAGGAGCCCAATCAATAGTACCGTCACCGAACGAAGATAAAGTTACAACCCCAGAATCGCTATCATCAGCAAAGACATCTAAGTTTTGCATAATTTTATTAAACGTCCTATCAATATTAATAGGCTCTCCGGGTACATACTCTATACCCAGTTTTTCCATGATCTTTCTAGCACGGGGATGAGCTCTGCCGCCCTCCATAAATAACTGCTCTTCTAATCTTTCTCTAATAGACTGCTCAACAGTTTGTGTATATGTTTCTCTACTTCTGGTAACTTGGGATCTATCGAAGAAACCAGTTTCCTCTCGAACATCTAAGACAAACCCAATCGTCCTTGCTTGGGATTTATTCCATTCTCTAGAGGCATCTTCTAAATCCTTTAATAATTCCACTGCTAATTCGAAGTTTGAAATTGAGTCAGGCTTAGTTTCACTGTCTAACTCTGACCTCATAATCTCTCCAATAAGATTATCTAAAGTCTGAGCTCTAGCTCCTTCTAACTTTCTATACACCCTACCTCGATAAAGATCAATGATATCCATCACCTTTTCCAGATTATAACGCAATGATCCAGCGTTAATATGTCTTTCACCAATTTCCATCTCAAGACCAGCACCATCAAGAGCTGGCTCAAACAGCACAAAGGGGGCCAATCCAAGCTGCCAGAAATATTCAGGCATTGTTGAATATACTAATGCAGCGTGTACACTACCGTCGCTGTTTTTTGCAGTCGACTGAAGAAGAGCCTTAAGTCTAGAATTCCATTCAGCCCAAGCTTCGGCTTCTTTGTTTATGTCTCTTCTGATTTTTTTAAGAGCTTCTCCCGGATTACTCTCATTCAATAGGTTATCCCAGTTTGTGTAGGGAAGGTTATCTAAATCAGCATCAGTAAGCTCAAGGAGCTGGGATTTGAGATGTTCTTGTAGATTTGCAGGAGCAACAAAAGACGTACGAGATCCTAGTTGCATGTCCTTAAGAAGCTCATTAATTAATGATTTTGTTTCCCCAACAATACCTCTAGCTTTCTGTAAAGGAATTGTTTTATTCAACCTTTTTGTTTTTTCTGTGTGATCTAAAGTATTATGATCAGCAACTTTCTTCTTCTTCCATTTAGAAATATCAGGAAGCAGTTGCATTAATTCCTTAACAGTAATACTACCCTCTGCTTCTAACTCATTCAATCTTTGTTCCGCACCCGCTATAACAATTTCAAAGTGCTTAGTGTCCTGTTGAATTTGATCAATAAGACTACGATGTGAGACGACAGAGCTAAATGATACAACAGCCGACTGCTTAGCTCGTTCTTCTGAAAGCTTAGACAATTCCCTCTTATAATCTCTATGAACTTTTTCAAACTTCTTAACAGAGGCTGTATGATTTTTGTAGTCATCCGTTTCCTTAAAGTCTTGTTCTACTTTAGTAGCGAGAGAATTAAAACTATTAATTAATTTTGTAAATGAAGATCCTTTTTTTGACGATCCACCTGTCAATTTAGTCTCCGGATCTCCTTTTAATACTCTATTAATTTCATTCTTAATTGTCTGTCTGATCTTCGGATGGGTTGTTCCAGACTCTACTAATTCGAGTAGACTTTCTAGAGCGGAGATAACCCCCGGCATGTTATCTAAATCTTCAATTTTAATTGTTTTCTTAATCTTATCCGGCATTGGCTTTCCGGTTTCTGGATCTATTTCCATAAACGGAACAAGACGCAATGCACTTATTGGCCTTACCAATGCAAGATATTGGTCTACCTCATCACCCCCTGCTTCTTGAAAAGCTTTATAGGTTTCTAGAAGGCGTTTTCGTAATTCTATAACCTCATCACCTAAAGCTCTAACGACAGGATCAGGATTGAGCTGGGCTAAGAAAGCCTGCTTATCTATATTTAATTTCTCAAGCAAATCTTTAATTCTTCTTTTTGCCTTTTTGAAATCTGCAATCTTTTCGCGATGCAGCTTGAGCTTATCTTTTAACTCTCTTCTTCGTTTTAAGAGATCTTCTGAAACAGCATCCCTACCCTTGGTTTCTCTAGTCCTTCTAATTTGACCAAGAACCTCAGCCCTTTCGGTTTCTGTTTCAGCCATCTCCTCTGTTGCACGTCTCGAGTCTTCATCGATTTGATCTGATATTTCTTGAGCTGTCTGTTCAGCATCAACGCTCTGCGTTACAACATCGTTTGTTGGAGAACCTTCCTGTACCGCTTCTCCTGTAGTAGGAATTCCCGCAGCGGTAGCTTCTGCACGAACCTGATTAATAGTCTTAATAGCCTCGGCATCAACTTCGGTCTGTTTAGTCATTAACTCATGAGCATAATCTAAACCAGCATCAAACCGTTCTTTCTCAGTCGCATTATCCCAATCAACTTTAGATCCATCCTTACGAGTAATCTGAGAATACTTCTTCTTTGTTCCACTTAATATATCAGGAGGTAAAAGTCTAGTCCATTGTTGTTTATCTTTAATGTTCTGCACATATTGGGCAGAAGTAATGTGTGTGCCTGTTCTTGCGGATTCAGCAGCAGCTGCATTTTCCATATCTGAGATATGTTTGTTCCATCCCCGCATTTGGGTAATAACCCTATCGACATCAGGACCATGCTTTGCGGTCATCTTGTCGTGAAAGGTTCCTTGTAAGGTTGATAAAGTATGCTCTAAAAACTGAGCTGGAGATAACGAAAACTCTCCGTGAATTTGTAAAACCTCGTTCGATGTTTCTATTAATAAATCATGAAAGTCCGAATCATTTAACCCAGATAAATGTCTAATAGAAGACAGCCCAAGACTAAGCCTGTCAGATGCTCCTTCCCCAGCACCTCGGTTTATATCCGTTATGGCAGCTTGACCCAAGTCTAAGTTAAGTCTACTAGCTCCGGACACACCATCTGCCGGAGAAGCGCTTAAGGTTCGGTTAATAATCCTATTTAATTCCCCACGCTTACGGGTAATCTCTCTAGTCTGTTTAACATAGTCAGGGTGAGCTACGCTCTTCCAAAAATCTACCGTATTATTTATCCAGCCATCAGTTCCTTTTGCCTTAGCGTTATACCACTTCTTTGCTGTCCAAGCAATAGGCATAGTACCCGCACCCATAGCGGCACCAAAGGTAGGGTTAATAATAGGAGATAATAGGGATTCAAGTATTCCCTCGTCCTTAACCTTGCCCCAGTCAAAACCGTCCTGCAATCCCATATTCTGTTTTCGCCATTGGTTCCCGATTTCTGCCAAAGACCCAGTAATAGCACCCTCAGCCATATCCGAAACACGATTCAGTGGCCACCGAATTATCCGACCCGCTTCTCTAAAATCCTTACCTGTTGCTTTTTTAATCCCCTTAGCTAGTAAGTGGGGTCCTACTCTTTCTGGAAGATAGTTTACCAATCTCCTAGTCATATCACCAGCAGCCATTAGTCTCTCACTAAGTCCAGCTTTACCTGTAATACTTCTAGCATTCTCCATTCTGTGTAATACGCCCATGAATCTTTTCATCCGCAAAGCTTGTTTAGCAGTCTTAGCAGCTAAAACGGAAGCTGTAAGAGTAGCTCCAGCAACAGCCCCAACACCTGTTAGAGTTAGACCGGCACTAATAACCATACTTGCAACTAAATCAGGATCGTTAATAATACCATTTATAGTTAGGTTTGATGCAAAATTCCACAACTGATCCATATCAGTAGCAGTGGATGCCCAGTTTCCATAAGCCTGAGCAATTTCCATCTGTCTGGATGTGTTGGAAATAGTTCTAAAGAAATCATAAGGATTCTTTGTATTCTTAACTGTTTCTTTTAATACTGCTTCCCCACCTAACTGCATCGCAAAGAAATTATAATTATCGAAATCTTTTTCCTTAAATTCTACTAGTGCTTGGCTAGGTTTAAACGCATCTCCAAAATCGAGATTTAATAAATCCTCAACTCCGCTAGAAAAAGAATTAGCAACAGGTAAAGTTTGCTTATCAAAACCCGAAGAGAACATAGAGATTGCGTTCCACCTGCTAAAGTCTTTTGTTTCCCCTATCATTTCTCTAGCTCTAGATCCAACATCTAGCATCCCCCCGCCATCAAACTTCAGTAAGTATGACAGGTCACTAGCTAAATCCTGTTTAAAAGGTACGTTATCTGTAGTCCAACCTCCCGCATAATCTCTACTCATCGCCTCGCTTTGGCTTCTCGCGAAAGGCATAAAACCAGTCATCTTTCGGTTTTGAGAAATCTCTTCCCCTCTATTCATATAGTAGCCGCCTACGTCTGGAGAGGATAACGACTCCGCGTGTTGCGGGCCCCACTCTAAAGAAGCCCAATGCTTCATATACTCCTTAGCGCGCTCTGCGTTCTGTCGAGATATATCTAAAGTATCTGGCTGCCACGGGAGCGGATTACCAAAAAATTCTAAGGTCATTTAATTTCTCCTGTTTTCAGTATAAGGTATTCTTTTCTATTAGAATTTAGGAAAGGTATAGATGTATGTTTCGGCGGACTCGCGTAAATATTCTAGTACGCCTTCTCTTCTTTGTTTAGTCCATTCAAGACCAACGGTTCCAATAGCTAATCCCTGCTCCTGTTGGTTACCTGAGGTTCCTGCTTCTCTCATGAGTCTAATTTCTACAGCAGCATCGCTGGCTGGTTTACCAGAATCAGGGGTAACATACCGGGGATAATAAAATAACGCCACATCAACCAGATTATAAGGTTCTAGTTCAGCACTTGGGGTGTACATAGCTTCTTGCCTCTGCGGTATGGGTGGGGTAAGAAAGAACTGAAATTCCCCAATCTCAGAAAATCCCGGATAATCACCACTGGTAGCTAATCTATGAATAGCATTAACCATAAGACGGCCATGATCTAGTTTTAAAGCTTTAGCAAAAGTTGTGGGATTCTCTCTTCTAAATCGACTGTAATCAATGATAACACTACGCAAAGCTTGTTTGAAATTAGATTCAAATAGTCCAGCGTCTTGCTTGCTAGCAGCATGAAGTCTTCCAAATAAGCTTCCTCTTTTACTTAAAGCTATAGTCTTTGCAATAGCGTTATCAGCATCAGATACCTTAGTTGAAACAGGATCACCAATGGTGGTTATATGGCCCTGTCTCTGAAGTGTGGTAAATTGGTTTTTATGATTAAAGGGAGTATCCTGTCCTACAAACGAATTCGGGTTTCTATCAAAAGCATCCTGTAACCCATTCCTATCAGGAATTAATCGCAGCCTGTTATCATCTCCCGGTAGAGATGCAGCACCACTGCCCTCAATGCTTGTTACGTTCATTCCTCTTAGTACAAGACTTGGCTCTATTGGTCCGTCTATAACAGTAGTTAAAACTTCTACCGCAGTCCTAGCCTCTGGGTGTTCACGCAGTAATCGAGTCATTCCTCTTATCACACCTAATTCTAACCACTCCCAATCTTGGCTAGTAAAATTAAACACACCCTCTACATGCCCAAAATCTTCGATCTCCCATTCCAAAGGTTTACCTTTTTTATCTTTGGGAAGATCAACTCCACTCTCATCAATCCATTGTATCATGCCCGGAGTAATATATCCCGCTTTCCATAACGATTGGAAATCATCAAGAATCTTTCGCTGACGCTCTTGTAACTGAACTATATCCGAATCTCTATCGTAAAACAATGGACTACTATAATCTGACGGTTGATGAATTACAATCCCCATCTCACCAAGAGCCTCAACCATTTCATTTCTTTTCTCATTATCATTAGCTTCCGCGTAATCAATCCACGCACCTTCTCTAGCATAATCGGATAATCCCGGCATATGGGGTCTAGTTGATAAGGCTGTAAGATCATCTCTTTGTTTTCTAGTTATTTGATTAATAGGTTCTCCGCCGTTTAAAATAGTAGCTAACCCACTAAATATCTGTCTATGGGCATTTGAAAAACTTTGTAGGTGCGAAGCAAAATTTTGAATTTCTGTAGTCGGATCATTTTTTAAACCCATAACAAAAGCATTGTAATCATCATTCCGCTGCATTAAGAATTTACTAGTAACAGCAAACGCGTCTGCTCTTTCTCTAGAGATGCCGTGCTGAGAAAGTATATGAAGTCTGCGATCAAAGCTACCCGGACCTTCGGTTGGATCAGTAAGATATCTCATAGTATTCCACGCAACAAACATAGGCAGCAAGTCAGCTTCCTCTCCTCGTTCTACCTTATCTTGAATATACTGCGGATCTAAGTCTTGTAAGTTTCTTTGTATGTGTCCAATAATCTTACTTAACATCGGATCTGGAACTGCCTCTCCCTGCGCATTAACCTTAGGCGAATTACCAGAAAGTTCCATTAAGGTTAAGACACTAGCCAAATGTCGTTGAGGATGTGTTTGTAAGTTATCAAGAGGGGCTAGTGAAAGACGAGTCGACGAATGGGGTGGTATAGGTGGAAGAAGGGTCCATACATCTGCACCTTCGGGAAGAGAGATACCCTCTGGATGTAGTGCGTGGAAATGTTTAGAGTATATATCTTGAGCATGTGACCTAGCTTCATCCCAGATTCGCGTACCTTCTGCTGTCTCATATGCTTTATCGGTGCTGGTATTTCTGTCTAGGTTCCAAATAATTGAAACATAATCCGTACCTTCCTTAGGATCAGCCGGGTCGGTTATTCCGAATCTTGTATTATTTAAACTACGTTCCATTTCAGCCAAGTGTCTATGTAGACTAGACGTACTTGTTCCAGCATCGATTTGGTCCTTAAATGCATCGAACGACCTATTCCACGTAGTTAAATAAGCGTGTTGCTCAGATAGGGTATATTGGTCTGGATTAAATATTACCCCAAAGATAAAAGATTTCGCCTCTTGGAATGTCTTAAAGTTCTGTCCCTTTATAGAAAAATTCATAGATCGTCTCATATTTTCTTCAAAGAGATTAACCTTAAGTTGACCTTGACCGTAATTAGCGTTTGGGTCCAAGCTCACTGCTTCCCCAAGCGGACCCGTTTGGGATAATTGTGGAAGAGCCTCTGATAAATCGGCTGCCCGTGTATTACTCATGTCAGCTCCATATAATTGTGCCGACGCTTCTGATACTGATGGGGAATCGAATGCCATAGGAGAAAGCCAAGGCCAATGGATACCAGTAAAGATTGAAGTAGTGTTAGATAAACTCTTAACAGCCGATTGGAAGGCCTTTGTTATAACCTGTTCCTGATCACTATCGTTCATAGACCCTATGATCATATCTCCCATCGACATAAAAGCTGAAGGGATAAGACCATGCTCTACTATTGAGCTTAGTCCTTCTTTTACTAATTCATTCCCCCGTCTCATTCCTCTTCCCATAGCACTATAAGCACCCTCGGTTACCACGTCATAAAATATATCGTAAAGTTCTTGCCATTCTTCTTCTGGTAAGAAAGAATAAATAGCTTCTGCCCAATTAAAGTCAATATTTTCTGGGGTAATTGTAACAGAAGCAACCGGAACGTCAGATAAAGGTGCTCGACGAGTAACCGCTGCTGGGTCTATTCCGGATTTTGCGGCCATTCTCCTATCAAATCTTTCAAATCCCTCATCTAGCTTTCTCGGAACACTTGCAATTTTATTTACAATCTTTCCTAATATCGTGCTATTCCACCATTCTTCAAAACCCTCAAAGGTTTTGGCCCAATTATAAACTTCCTTATTAATACCTACAGCCTTGTCTCCAATTGTGTTAGGAGCTCCCGTTTTTCTTTCCAATCCCTCAGACAATTCTGATGGTACGGAAAGCAAAGCATTTGGAATATCGTGAGTAAACCCCTGCCAGAGCTTATCTATAGCATTACCAAGTTTGTCCATATAACCCGGAGGTTCATCAGAACCATTACCACTGTTAAGTATATAGTCAATACTTTCATTTCCTTCTGGAGTAAACCATAAGAAGTGTTCATACACAGGACCGTTTAAAGTAGCTCCCACCCCCATATCTTTAGGTAATGAGAGCCGTAATAATTTATCTACTATCGGTCTTACTTCTTCTTGGGAAAGGGCACTAAGAGGTAGGTCATCCATTTCTTCGAGAACAGACCACGCGGTTCTTGGGAATAAAGTATCTTGGTATGTGTCTAAGAAGTATAAACTTTCAGAAGTACCGTGGACTAGCTTTGAAAAATCAGATGGAAGACCGAACAACTCATGATCTAAATTAGTAAGCTCTCCACCACCGTTAATATCAATAAGATTTCCGCCTAATGAAAAAGAATGACCCGGTACTTCTGCTCCAATATCAGTCATAAACTGAGGTACAGATCTGATATGAAAATCGGCTATGTCATGCAAATCTTGACCCCCTGCTACGGTAGGATAATCTACTAAAGAAGAAGGATTAAGCTGAGCAGGCTTGGCTTTGTAATTATTATCTCCATCAACATTAGATTCAAAAGTACTAAGAGAAGAAGGAACTGGGGTGGCAAATAACTGCTCCTTGAAAAACTCAATAGGATATCCTTCCCGTGTAATTTCTTCAGGATCTGACCAGATACCATTAGGATACCACCTTTCAACGGATCCGTCTGGTCTAGATACCAGTGAATGCACCCAGTGTTTATTTGCTTGGTTATTTTTTTCAGCACGCGGGTTATTGGGATCGGTATATGCTTTTTCAGCAGTAGGGATTTCACTATACGGTTGAATAAGAGAATCTAAATAAGATACAAAAGACATCAGGCTAATCCCTCCTCATGGTAATATAGAGCAATCCATGGATTGTTTCTTTTCTTCTTTAAACCAGAGGTTACTGGCCTTGTTTCTGCAAGCGATGCTGGCGGACCTTTTAGAGAATGTGGTGAAACTTGCTGTGGTTTGACATTGATATCTGGAACCTCTGGACTTGGTGTGGGTTCATGCGGTTCTGTAGCTTCACCCGGATCATCAAATGTTGAGATACCCTCGTCCGGGCTGGGTGGACCCATCTCAGAGCTTTGGGAAGGAGAGTCCTCTTTCTTTCCCCCCTCTTCATCACCAAGGAGATTTGGATAAATACCCTTCTTAGCAAGCTCCTTTCGTAGTGCATCCCAATCCACATCCCCGTTTGGATCTTTAGGAATATCTATAATACGGCCATCCGGACCCCTACTATTATTAATTACGTCAGCAGCCGCTTTTCCTACTGCTATTTGCTGCTGTAATTTCATTTGCTTTAGCTTCATAGACACATCAACAATATTCTTAAAAGCGTCAGCAGTGGTTTTTACAGTGTTTCTCAGATTTTGATAATAATTTGCAATAGAGTTATCATACTCTGGGGCTCTCATTGAAACACCACCCTCAATAAGAGGAGGCATAACTACATCTACTACCGGAGCCATTGGTGCGTTAATAGTAAACAAATCATTGCCCATCTGAGACATCACTTATTCTCCTATGTGTTTTATCAAATACATCAATTAATAATTCTTTATAATCCCCTAAAAGTTCTTTATAGGATTGGTATTGATCACCTCTGGATTTTATTATACTACCAATCATATTCAGTGTCAAGGCCCCTCCATCAGGAAACTGAGAATCTCTATCAATTAATGCGTTAGCAATAAATTCCTTAGGTGTAGAAGGGTCTGCCGCCCTATTGTAATCTATATCTAGAGTTTGTTTTTCCTGTTTCCTTCGTCTCATTAGAGACATCTCATATCCATTTAAAATACTTTTCTTAGCTTGTGGACGAATATAGACCCTATTCATTTTCAACTGTTCTATTCCAAGGTTACTTGAGGGTGGCATAGAAAATACGGGAGCATATCCTTCTGGCTGTGTTGAATCAGGTAATGATATCCTACCATTGACAACTTTAACCCTATCAGCAATTCCCATATCTACAGTCAACATTAAATCATCTAAATGAGAATGATGAGATACATCTGTATCTAGGTCTGAAAAATCTAATCCCGCAAAGATCTTTGTATGAACATCCACACTAGACCTTAATGCCCTATTAACATGTTTACTATCAACCGCCTGTTGTAAAACAGGAACTCTATCTAAATATTCCCATGCATATGTCGGAAGTTGCCGAGCTTTGTTTTTTAATAAAGTCTCTTGTTCCTCAAAACTTCGACCTTGTAACTCCTTATCTAAATTATCTAGATATTCTTTCCTAGCTCCCTCTTTTCCTAAGGGGTGTAATCTCTCTCGAGTTTCGTGATACTCGCTTGGATTAGCAGCTTCAAATTCTTGGGTACCTACATTTCTTTCCCACAAACTAAATTTTTCATGGGGTTCAAGCATATGGTTTCTGGCTTCCCATTCTTGTGATTTACTGACAAATGATTGAGAATATAAATCATCTGCTTGGGTAGAGGGATTAGCTTCTGGGAGCAGTCCTGCCATGTTTCTTAAATCCTCATAGTTTGCCATTATCATTGCCCTCCTAAACCTTGAAGATATCCTTGAAGCGCATCAGTCTGTCCTTCTAGAGCTTTTAGCTGCTTCTCCCCTAAATGTTGCTGCATTCCGGCGGAAACACCTGTCATAGCGCCTGATACTAAGCCGGAAATTAGAGCGTTCTGCATAATAGAAGAATCTGATTGCTGGTATAGTTGACCGGGAATAAACTTCTCTTGATCCCGATAGCCAAAATCTCTCTTGGCTAAGGTTTGTTGCATCTGTCTGTCTGCACTTACTAATGCGTTGGAGAACTGCACCTTTCGAGATGTCATTCCCCGATTCGCGGTTTCTAAAGACTGTCTCAATAATGCTTGTGCGGTTCCGCTGTTTGGGTTTACATTTCTATTTAATAAAGAAGTCTGCAAGCTATCGTTTACCTTTTGGGACTGTCGTGAAAATTGTCCAGAGGCGTTGTCAAAATTATACCGTAACCAAAATTCCTGCTCACCTTTAGCTTTTGCCGCAGCTTTGCCTATCTTAACATTCTGCATCCACTTTGCGGCATTCGCCTTAGCAATATTTCTATTTTTAATTTGGTTATTTAACTGTCGATTGTACTCTTGTTCTTCCCACTGTGCTCTTTGTATTGCATTTTGAGCTACCTGAGACTGTCCTCCTAAAATAGACGAGAAGAGCTGACTGCCTCCCATCATCAGTCCCATTGATATTGGATCAAACATAAGAGTCCTCCTTACCAGTAACGGGGCGTAGACCGCCACTTATTATTCACGTTTTGTCTTCTGTTTCTAGGCATGCCTTCATTTAAGGTAGCCCCAGAAACTTGGTTTCTCCAAAGCCCCATTCTTCGGTCATCATTTAGCCATGTATTAACAATAGCTGACCTCTCGGCCTGTTTGTTTTTTTCTATAATAACATCAACATCCTTTGAAAGCATTCCCTCCCAATGATGTACCGTAGCCGCTAACACATCTACACGGTCATCCTTAGGAAGAGCACCTTTCTTATCAAAGATTCTTGTAATTTGCTTCTGGGTCTCTTCTTGACTAATAGCCTTTCGATCAAAGACTAAGCGATGAGAAGACATGACAGGTTCTAAATATTCTATGATCCTAGCTTCCTTGCGACCTGTAACTCTATAGTCTTCAATAGCTACTCGACCACATACCTCGGTTACAACCGGAGCAAGTAACTGGCAGTACATAGCATCACCGAAGTTACTTTCAACACAGATATGGTTTACCCCATACTCATAAGCTAACTTAGCAATCTTCTTAAGGATCGGCTTTTCATACCCTCCGGGGTATCCAATCAATTCGTGAATGAATATATAACCATTAGCGAACGACCCAACACAGACTGCTGTTTCATCCTCACCTCTACCACTAGGGTCTACATACATAACTCGTTGCATATAAGGGACATAGGTATCGGATACCCACATAGGTTCGTAGATCAAATCTCCCGATAATCCAAATGTTGGTACACCCTTCATTGGCTGTGACTTAGACCAGATCAGTTTCTCTGGACACACTTCGGGATTGACATCTATTACAATAAGATCAGATAAGCGAAGAGGATATTTCTCAAAGTCCGCGAGCGTGGTATCGAGCTTATAGTGCAGTGCGAAAAGTTTTGGCCCAATCTTTGCCATCCTTTCAAGAAGAACTTCTTCTGGAAATCGTTCTGGTTGTGTAGGTTTGTTAGGTTCAATGTTAAGACTCAAGATCCACTCATCTACATCTTCCGTTTCAGCAATGTCATTCTTATCTGGCATGACTGCTGGAAACTTTGTTACTTTATACCCCACCTTTAGGTGATTATAAATTGAATCTTTAATCTGTGGAGTACCTAAGAAGATAACTCGGCCACCCACGTTCCTGATCTGTTCAAACTCAGCCACCTTATTAAGTAATTTCTCTCTAGCGTTAGCTGTCTCACAGTTGCCCTCGATCTCTACATCGTCAGCAATAACATAATCAGCATGAGAACCTGTGATCTGAGAAGAAATACCACGGGCAAAGCAAGACTTGTCCTGCCCAATCTTAGTCCTTGCTTCTACGTTGAATGCAAAGGCATTGTCCGTAGTATTATCCCCCGGACGCAGGTGTTCACAATAGGGAACAAGGTCCAGAATCTTCCTCGTCATGCTGATAAACTCTGCTGCTTTGTTACCAGTTGCAGACACAACCATGATAGTTGCATTAGGATCGCGTAGGAGGAACCACGAGGCCAGACAAGCCGTGATAACAGACTTTCCGAACCCGCGACCGGCTTGCAGTTGCATGTCTGTAGCGTAGTTCTGGAGCCTCTCAGCCATAGCGTACTGAGCAGCTGTTGGCTCCCCCAGACCTAGGTGCTTGAAGCAAGCCCATAGGTGATTCCGGAAGTCATCCAACATTTCTTGGGGTATCTTCATCAGTACTTCTTTACTTTCTTACCCGTCTTCTTGGCATACTTCTTAGCCGCGGCCTTACCCTTAGCAGTGTATGCAAACTTCTTCTTTCCTACCTTTGGCATTATGAAGCCTCCTTTTTAAATGGGATAGCATCCGACATCTTCTGCTCAAGGAAGTCGAGAGAATCAGATGGGATGTCATCCAATGCTGCACGGTTATCGTTGATATAACCACGAATAATCTGATAAAGACCCGGAGTGCATTTACTCTCGTCATCTAAATCAGCTAATAGGCTGTCAGCCAGCCGGTCATTAAGTATGTTAATCTTATCTGTCATCATTACACTCCTCAAGAAATAGTACCGTCACCGACAACATCAATATCAGATGCAACTATGAATAAACAAACTATAGTAAATACCCCATTATTAAAGTCTGCAAGAGCACTGCCGTCTATGGTGGCAAACTCAACATAAACACTTCCATCATAATTACCATCTTCCATATACCCAAAGCCGCCGCTAACTTGAGCTATGACCTTCATACCACCACCAGAGATATTGCCGGGTATGTGAACAGAAGCTGATGTAAACAATATTTTGTCCAACGGCTGGCCCGGCTCGTTATCAGTGAATGTATTAAGTCCAATCGCCGCTAAACTTATAGATCCGCCCCCATAAGATGCTGTTATAGAATCTGGCAGAGTAGCCATATCAACGTCTATTGGTGCGGTTATTATTCTAACGTTGGATGGCATATATTCTGTGCTTCCCTCGTAGACACCATTATCATAAACTCTAACCTGAGGAACCGTCCCGGTGTCCAGATCTTTATGTGTCCCGTGATCTCCTACACTTTCGTCGGCAGTGTTTCTAGAGAAAAAGTTTCCAAAAGTTCTTACTTTTATTTTCTGGATATCTGGAGAATAATTAATTCCCGTAAGAAGCCTACTAAATCTATTACCTGAAACCCAAATCTCATAGTCCGAATCAAGGTCTAATCCTTGATCTATACTAGTGCTTCCGCACCCCTCAAGCACGTTACTGGTAATAGATACGCCCTGTGTATCATCACCGCCCTTAACACTAATGCATCTATTAACGCTGTCAGTAATCGCACGGTTCATAATAATTACGTTTGAATTAATAATACTATCCTTTAAATCCCTAACCAGAATACCAGTTCTAGTAGTCCCGGCATCAGGGTCTGCAATGATAGTACTATCAGCATCACATACAATACGATTTGAACTAACAATCGCCTCATTAATATGCTCAAGAAGTAATCCATTATGGGTTCCAGAAATAATATTCCCATGGCAAGTTAGCCCATTGATTTTTAATGTAGGATATCCAGCAACCTCAATAGCCGTACCATTCGTATAAAGAACATTTCTAATCGTATTATTACTAATAATAACACCATTATCTATCCCCGATCCATTACTAGCCCCGGTAACTTCTCCTGATTTGACGCGAATTGCCCGTACACTTCTAGTAGTATCTATAATATTGTCAGAGATATTCACACTAAAGTCGGAATGTTTCGTAGCATTCCAATACTGAATAACTGCATTCGCTGAAGGATTGTCATTTTCCCCCACTGGGTACTCTGTACCGGAGTTTATAATTCTATTGTTGGTAATAACAGCACTACCCCCAAGTCCATAAACACCAAAAGATTCTCCGCCAACTATACTGTTATTACTAATGGTATATTCATCAGAATAATAGAGGCTAATTCCGGGATAATCAGTTAGACCTGCATAGATTTCGCCGCTATCGGTATTCCACGCCTCCCGTTCTTTTACATATTCGCTTCTATTGTTTGTAAATCGGATACCCGTATTCGGACCCCTAGCCTCGGAAAAATCTACGCTATTATCCGAAGCACCAAAGAGTGGCCGTTGGATTTTTTCGAAGTTGCAATTATCGATCACAACCCCCGCACAACCATTTCTAATAGCAATACCGTAGCTTACTCTATACTCCATTTCATCTGGCACCCGCCTACCTTTAAAGGTGCAGTTTGTAATTCTGACATTTTGAGACGCACTAATAAAAATAGAATACTGATTAAACCCCTCAAATGTTACATTATCAATAGAAACATTGTCTGCATATTTATTTATACCTACACCATTAAGTACTTTGTCTGTTGTAGATTCGGTTTTTAATATTCCGTTCCTAATGTGTATATTTTTTGTAGGCTTAATTAAACTCAATCTCACATTTGGAGTGGCTTCGGTTGTATAGGCATATCTTAATGGGTTTGCTAACTCAAAAGCCCAATCATCAGATGTCTGTTCTTTGTTAGCAATTCTATTCCATTCGCCAATATATCTGTGTTGATCACCATCATCCATATTAGGATCAAAGTACCACTTAATATCTGGAGTCCAAATCCTAAGGGAATAGTTATGCCATTCATCGCTAGAAATTGAGGATTCCTCTAGCTTATCGTGAAGATGATTATCAATAAAGAATAGATCGCCTTTCTTAAAAGCGGTATTAGTGTGGTCCTCATCTTCATCATCATATGTATAAGAAAATTCCTCACTTCCCACTATAGTTCCAAACAGACCCTTAGCAGTATTTGTAGATAACTCAATAGTTGATCCATTTAAATCTAAATGATTGCCCTCGTTTAGATTTAGCCCTTGAGTAACTTTATATGTTCCTCGCGGGAAAAATATTGTACCTTCTTTTCCGTTAGTTGTGTGATTTAAGGCAGCTTGAATAGCATAAGTATCATCAGTAGTTCCATCACCCACAGCACCAAAGTCTTTTACATTAATTATATCTGCGAAATGATCATCCAGATCTCTTGCGGTTGTGCCTCCAGTAGTTATAACCTCCATTTGATTAAAAGTAGTTCCAGTAGCTACAAAATTATCAGTAGTCCAGTCTTCTACAGTTCCTGTAATAGAAGACCCAACCTTATTTTGAATAGCAGTATTTACTTCAGATTCACTAAAAACTCCATCTATATCATCTCCAGTAATAACAACAGCTCCGGTTTCCCCGTTAACGGAGATAACCTTATCGGTCGGGGTTTGTACCAAAACCCAGTCACTTTCCAATCCTCCATCATTCTTATAGACAACATACGTAGATGGTCCTGCTGTAGTAGTAGCCCAATCCCCTATATTAGATGTGTCAGTTTTTAAGGCAGGAAGACCTGCTAGATTTGCTGCATTTCCTAAGTAATTAGAAAAAGCTAAATCAGGGATGTTACTACTAGGTATTTTATTATCAGAGGTTAAAACAGGGTATCGACTATCACTAGTAGTTTTAGTATAATAATTAGTAAGATTACTAACACCCTCAAGATATCTCTTATTTACGGCATCCTTAGTATCAATTGCATCCTTTACATTTGAAATAGCCATATCTTTAGCATCCCAATAGGTACCAGTACCGTCTTGATTATTAACCGTGAAGAACAGCCTATCGTCTACAAACTTCTCATCAATCAGGCCCTTGGCATTCAGTGGGCAGACACCCCCCGCAGTTCCAACAGAAGGATTTAAGGTACCGAAGTTATGCCAAAGAGCATAGTTCTCTTGTGCCAACCTAAAGCTTTGGTCCGTAGCTACGTTTAAGGAGGCAGCAGTTAAACGAGAGCCGGGACTAAAGTTTATACTCTTTATCGCGGAAGGGGTTTTTCTCAAGATATAAATCTTGTCAGAATCTTTAATATCCGGTAAGACATGTTCAGTAGTACCCCCACCAGTCAAGTTTTTTCTGTTCCACTTCCACCCTGTAGCGGCTGTAAACGTGACTATACCAGTATCACTTATGGTATACATAACACTTCCAGATGAAGTTTCGTTCGGAAGAGTCCAGATTTCCCACGCTTCTTCTGCTGTTATCGGCCTAGCATCATGATCCACAGTAGTAATATCCGTAAAATCAAACTGACGAATAAGGAGGATTTCATCCTGAACCGCAGTAAGGTTTTCATAACCACCAGAAGGATCGTCTACCGGCATAAAAGTTGTACCGATATCTAATGCTCTAGTGGTAGGTAGCATATCCGCCCCCGTATAAGAGGCTATTAATGTTTCTTTAGTGTTGTTGTCTAATGCCATAGGTGCCTCCTAAGAATTATGATACCTTGTAATGGGTTTAAATTTGCCCGTGAATTGCAAACTAGCAATGTTTAAGGGGTGTGGGTTTTCTGAGGAAATTGTTATTTTAACATCTTCCGCAAATCCAAGTATCGGGAATCTTTCCTGACGTTCAGAAATGTCCCCACTATTAGATCCTTTACCAATCCAATCTTCTTCCCATCTATCGTCTGTTGTGTTAAAGACAAAGTTATGAGTTTTCTTGGATCTATTATTGACGTTTACTTCAACATCGAAAGCTTTAGAATTATAGGTTTGAATAACACCAGACCGAAGATTTAAAGTACCGGGAGTAATGTTATTAGCCTCATCTCTTAAATAGATAGGAGACAGGGTTACAGAGCTCTTAAACTTTCTACCTATAAAACGGACAGTTGATAGGTAAGGAACCATTGCCCCTGTTCCGTCAGGGTTTTCTGGAACATCATACGTATAATTTCCTGCTATATGGTATACGAAATAAAAGTCAGAATACGCATCGCCGCGCGTAATGTCCAAATACTCTCCCGAGTTAGTAACAATACAATCGTATACAGGCGGATGTCGAAATGTAGTATCCGTTCCATCGTCATTTTCAGCCTTTAAGTAAAAGGTCGTGCGATTTTCTTCTGGGTTATAAATAATAGAGCCCTGTAACATGCTAGGAGAGAAGTGAACCATGTCATCTAACCTAGGAATTTCAATATTATGTGGAGATAGGTTTAACCTACTAACCCACATCTCATGATACGAGCTAGCAACTGCCCTTCCTTTTGCTGAGTGAATCAAATAAAGATACTTACCCCACGACCTCATGTTATGTATTTGCACATGCCTATCTATATAAGAAAGACCATTATCATCATAAGGGCTTACTACTTGACCAAGTTCCCCGGTTGTCCAATCAAAGAAAGCATTCTGAACAACCTTTTCTCCGGAGATCTGATTTCGGTAGCAATATATTTTTGGTGGAATCCATTTATCACCCGCTTCGGATACCCTGCCTTTTTCCAAAGCAAACAGCATAGATCCATAAGACGATGCTTCTGTATCATGAAGCTTATCTGGAAGATAATTAGGAACATGTTTTGAAACTTCAAAGGCTTGTTCTGTAGCTAAGTCTCTTTGTCCAAAGTAAATAAACAACTGACCCTTACTATAGAAGAATAAGTTATTATTCATTGATTGAGGAGATACCTCAGGCATCATAGGATAGAATGCTGTGGGAGCAAACTCCGCAGTCAGAGGAGAAATAACATTATTAGATCCAGTTAATTCATACTGAGTATTACCAGATGTACCCACAAAGAGGAAGTCCCTAAACGGAACAAGGTGCGTAACTGGAGTATAGTTATTCGAAGAGATCCGAAGATCTAGTGGATCTGAATCTACAATATTGTCTACATTAGCAATAAAGAAGTTATCCCAATCTCCGCTACGGGAAGCAACGATTGTATCCTCGTTTGCTAAGAACAGCCTATCTCTATAGTAAGCCATAGCGGTAATCTTACTTTCTTGTGGCTCATCTGTTGCAGGGTTAAAGAAGATACCGGGGCCGCGATTGCTTTCCTCATCTCCGTTCTCCCTTTGCTCCCAGTTAACAGGACCACCATAATATCTTAAGACACCATCCGCATCAAACTCACTATACAATAATTGAGGCATCCGCCTGCTATCAAGCGTAGTCCTTGGGCCCGGAGTTCGGATCTTTTTAAGATACGGAGCTTTGTCCTTACGAACAATTCGATACCATCCCGGAGTATTTTGCTGGAAAGCTTGGCTTAGGTAAATAATTTTACCAGCACCGTTACGTTGCTTCCATTCAATATCATCGTTTGTATCAGGAAAATCATCAGCATAAATAGACTCTAAAACCTTTTTGACAGCATCACCACCATTATAAGCTATTAGGTCTGTAGTATCCGGAGGGAATTGAATATCGGAAAAACTTTTAAAAGACTGTCCAAGTTCTATAAAATCTTGATTTGGATACACATAGTCTTCTACGGGAATAAACTGAGAAAAAGATACATCTCCTACCATTTCCCAAGGACTGCCCTCAATAAATTTCCGCCAAAACTCAACGTTTCTTGGCGAATTGGGGAGTGGGAGGCCGTCTCCTTTGGTAACAGCTACTCTTTCCCATCTTTCCCTATCTTGATGTGGCGGTAATGTAGAACCCATAGGATTATCTGCATCAGAAAGTAAAGCATTAGTTGGACCGGGTAGTTGATTGGTATCGATGTATTCTCTTACCTTCCAAATCCCAAATCTTGTTGGCTTACCTCCTATAACAATATCATCTGGATACGATTCTGTGCCAGCATATTGTCCAAAAAAATCTTGCTCGTCATCGCTACCATCCATTTGATTGTTAGACCAAACATTAGTTATTTTATCTCCCATACTTCGACCAATCTTACCACTAGAGAAAGAGTTGGGAATAGTGGAGGCGGTATACTGCTGTAAGTTCCATGTTCTTGTTCCCCCAATATATCTGGAGGTACCCTCTATTGCCCCCGAGTCAGCAGTTGCATCGTTCTGACTAGTAATAGGTGTTCCATCATTATATTCGTTTAAGTTTTGTACCGTACTATTGATCCATACCCGAGAATTTGTAATAGAACCATGAGCCTTTTGTTGTATGATAACCCTGCCTGCAAATTCCGAAGTATCATTTATACTTTTCTGATTGGCATAAGCAATTAGCGAAGAGTTTTGAACAAGGTTAATAGCCCTAGCAAACTCAGCAGCATCAGCGAATCCACTCGCTTTTTGAGCTTCGGAGTATCTCTCATCCCCATCATTCTTTCCACCGCCAGTCATGCCAGTAGCCAAAGCCATGGGATCCACATTTTTCCATTGCTGGTCTTTCCCCAAGGCACCAGTGTACGACCCCTGTTGTTCATTACCGTTGTTAGTTTGCTCGAGAGTTAAACAAGCACCGTTAAATGCAATTTTTCTTGTAGCGTTATAATTCGGGTGATCAAGAGAATACTCATTAGCGTTAGTCTTAAATTTCATATTGTAACGGGTACCAGCAGCTCCAGCTTCACGGTTTTGGTACACGCAAACAGAAAGATCCGTAGTACATACGGCACAAAGATAATTTCTATCAGCTCCTACACCATCAGCAGTACCACCACCAGTTCTATGACCTACTTTACTATTTATAGCCCCAGCTAAAGCATGCATGCCATTCCATCTAGTAGCATACCAATCGATAATAACATGCTTTACATTATTAATGCCATTATCTATTTCTCTTTGATTAAATTCTGTCCATGCCTGAAAGTTTACACCGGCTTCTCCACCTCCATCAGTATTGGTCTTAACCCCAAGCCAGTAGTATACCCACAAACCTCCATCATAAAGTAGAATATAATCCATTGATCCGCCACCATCAGCAACATACTTCCAACCCGGACCAAGACCCCTATGATATCCGGAGGGAACCGGAACATCACCTGAAGCACTGCTTGACCAAGGTCTAGGATTATTAGCTGGGGTTACTCCGTTGGAATATCTGTGGCTTGCATAAAAATGAGCATCAGTAGCTGCTACTGAACTTATAAAGCCCATAGGATTAGCGTGTCCATACTTACCAGTATTAACAATTGTAGTTAATCCGGGCTTGTTATCCCCCCACAGGGGGCCTACTCCGTGGGTTGGATAGCCTACTGCAATATCGGGCAGTGCTGGTAGTATTCTAGTACCTATAGATGTATCTACCCAATCAGCTGCCTCATCCCCAAAGTATCCACTGTTTTCGTTTACCATTGCCTTTAGACGATTATAAGTACTAAAGTACGCTTCCCAATTTGCATCATTACACCAAGAGCCGGTTCTAGTATTTTCCCCCATATTCATACCTTGCCAGATATAGTTTATAGATTGAACGCCGCCCAAGGGATCTATACCTCTAAGGGTAATTTGATTACCAAAATCTCTATTAGGGTAGTAACTTCCTAGGTTATCATCTGGATCAGGGTTATTCATTAAGGGTACAGAGTTATTAAAATCAATAATAAGCTGACCTCCGGGATTCGATTCAACCAGCTCATACCACCATCTACCTCTACACTCTGAATAAGGATAAGTACCCTCACCATCAGGTGGTCCGCTATTTGGTATACCATCATCAATAGGATCGCCTAAATCAATAACTTGGCTGTTCCACACATAATCTTGGTACTCGGACCAGATTTCGGCTTTACCTTCACGATCAACAGCAGACGCTGTGAGATAGGTGATATCAGCACCCTTAAAATCAACACTATAGTGCTCATTTGCCGGATACATAGATCCATCATACTTTTTCAGATACTCATCTTCAGTATTACGCCATAGATCTGTGTCACCAAATTTTTCTAAGCTTCCCTTATGTGTAGTAAACCCAGCTTCTACTTCTTTATTAAGGATAAGCGTGGACGATCCGATGTTTACCGTTTCCAATCTTTCCATAGCTGGAATTGGATTGGGGTTAAGTTCACCGTAGTTATAAGTACCTCCGTACTGAAGATATTCATATGTCTTCCAGTCCATATTACTCCAACCAGCCTGCGGGCTATTAGGATCTGCACCTGTTGGAATTATAGTTACATCGACAGAACCAATGTTATCTTTTTGTGTTGGATCATCAGTTTCTACAAATTTATAAGCCTTAAAAGCCTCTTCAGGTACTTCAAAATATGATTCATCGGGATCCACGCCGGATGGAGGGGGAAGGACTTCTAGATACTCTACTTCCATACCAGTATCAATTACCAATAAGATACTAGTTTTAGCATCCACTGTTAGCCAACTAAAGTAGACTTGATCTATACCTCCCGGTGAAGAGTTGATGCTTAGACCGCCAATATTGGCAACCATTTCAGTACCATTTCTTTTATCTAAAGAAGATTGGGTGGTGCAGAAAAAGTTAGTCAAAGCGTCACACTCAGTGGGCAGCCTTTTTGATGGAATCTGCCGACCAACGCCACCGCTAAGGGTAAAGATGGGTATTTTTACTGGGAAATATGATTGTGCTCTAGTTGCTCTAGCCATTCCACGTTCTCCAATATCTGAATCTATCGGGGTCATTATAAGAACCACTTCTATTATGTATTGCCCTAAGCTTAGGAGTGCCTGATCCAAAAACTGTTCTTCGTTTATCATCAACATCGGCATTCTTGCCCTTAGCTGTATACAGAACCTCAAGTTCCTGTAGATATCGATCCGACTGCACATCTCCTTGGACAATCATTTGATATTGACGAGCAGCCTGAGCCATAATAGCCCTCTGAACCACAGTATCCATATCCTTCCAAGCAATCTTAATAACCATTTCCACCCAATAGTCTACATTTTCCTTCCAAATATCTGTTTGGTCGGTAACATTAAACAAAAACTGAGTAGATCCATTGGTATCGTTAGTGGATCTTGCAACGCCGATGATTCTATACCCATCATCATTATCATGATCTGATATTAACTCGCCAGAAAGGACATTTGATCCCAATTGAATCTGTCCCGGCTCACTAATATTATATTTTTTATTATATTTATTATTAGCAAGGCCACGGAACTGGTAATCCGTAAGCATTCTATCAAGGACACCTCGACAAACGCCGGTATCAATACCGCCAAGATCATCAAGATTATCTACCGTGGATTCACCTGCCATCAAAAGCATGTGATTAATAGCATCAAGCTTAGATATCATACCCATGGTAGTCCTCCTGTAGTTAAGGGTTAATCCTCCCTAGGCCCGTTAAGACCTAGGGAGGTGGTGTTCGGTACGTAGAATAATACTACGCTAAGAACAAGATCAGCCAGCCTCATACTCACCGATGCCGGTATCACAGTGAGCAGCCGTAGCATGCTCAGAACGCTGGTTCCAATCCGTGTGATTGACCTGCTTGGTCGTAATGATAGCTGCACACTCAGGACGCAGAACGCCCGTACCGCTCATCATCGACGCAACAGTGAACGTGGTGTTACGGCGGATATCATCAACCGTATCAACCTTCAGGCCTTGCAGACGAATACCTGCAATGGCATCTGGAGTCCACATAACAGCACGAATACCACGGATCTGATCCGCAGCGTCATCGCCAGAATCACCCAAACTGAAGTCTAAGTTGTACTTAGCCTCACCGAGATCAGTACCACTGCCGCTATCATACTTATCACGAAGCTGATCAGAACCATGATTGGTCTTGATGATGGTACAACCCATGTACTCAAGACTATCATGCATCTGACCCATGCCTTGTGTGAATGGCGAACCAAGACCACCGGCCTGAGCAACACCACCAAACATTGGCTGGGCATCCTTAGCATCAGACGCAGTGCGAGCCACGCCAAGCGCACGGATGTCCATGAAGCAAGCGGGGCTCACTGCCATGTACAAGTTACCGTAAGGGATGTTATTCTCCTGAAGGAAGACAATATAGTCTTCGATCTTTGACAGAGCAGTCAACGCACCAGCAGCACGCTGATCTGCGGTAGCACCAGAAGCACCCCAGTTAAGAATATTGTCACCATCGCCATCTAACGAACCATAAAGAGCACTGTCCAAGTTCATCGAGGGACGGGGATCAGCACCAATTTGGCTCGTCATAGCCGCACGGCAAAGATAAGAATAAAGCTGCTTGTCTCTGGTGTTAGCCAAAGTCAATGCAGCCTGACGTGCGAGCTCTGAACGATACTCCCACTGCGTGAGCATAAGGTCGATGTTATCAACCTCGAAGTGAGCGGCCATAGGACGCTTGTCAAGGGTAACCTTGAACGTCGTTGCAGTGGAGTTCTCACCACCGATAAGCTCTTCACCAGCAGCCCACGTAGGCTTCAGTGACACGGTACCCGTGATGGGGAATTCCATCGTGGTGCCGCTAGAGATCGTCTTAGTTCCGACAAGTCCTTCAAACATGTTGTACTCGTCGTATGCATTAATTACTTCGCCAGCCCAAATCGGAAGCCAAAGCTTACCGGGTGGGTTGGCACCACTGGCTGCATTGCCAGTATTACTTCTATAAACCAGATTATCTTGTGCGATATCCAGTCCTTGATTACTACCATATGCCATGGTTATTTCTCCTTTAAAAGAAATGTAAAACTATTAATTAAAAAGCGGAATTAATTTTTAGTTTCGATTGTTCCTTGTGGAGTCTCATACTAATGGCTCAGGATAGTTCTGACATTACCTTGCCCTTTATCCAAAGGGGAGGCGTGGTCAACTTAATCAGTTGCCTGTGGGTCCGCGAAACCCTAGTGTGGTAGACCGTTCCAGTCTGTGATAGACATTCTTTGCTCTACCATTTGCCTAAACTTAGGCTCTAAAGAAAACTTAGGATCGTTTCTTTCAGCCTTAAACTCCCGAGAGTTTGCGTATGGCTTAATACCAGTCTCGCTGGCAGCCACTTGCTTTAGCTGTGGATTTTGCGCAGGTTCCGCAGCCTTCTGGGAGGTTACAGCTTGGTCATACATAGATGATAATCCACGAAGGGTCACCTCATATGACGGCGAAGCCAATCCTATGTTTATCATTTGAAGATCTTCAGCAGTCAAAGACTGTGAAGCCCAATCAAAAATCTGTTGTAGTCTCTGCTGTCCCCCAACTACGTTGGAAGCCTTAGCAAAGTTCTCACGAAGCCTAGCCTTCTGGCCAGACACATAATCATCAATCATTTTTTCAGTAAAACCAGTCTTCGTCTTAATCTCGTTTCTAGTCTCTTCTGAAATCTCTCCAGTAGAAGCCATTTCCATAGCCCAAGCTTCATAAGTTTCTTGGGTTACTCCAATATTAGCAGCCTCTACTGCATTAGCCTCTTCTTGTACCTGTTTCTGGATACGAAGTTCTGGGCTATCTGAGGTAATAAGCTGTTCTGGTTCAGCAACAACTTCCGGCTGAGTTTCTTCAGGCGGTGGTGCAGAACCCTGTTGAGCGTATTGCTCCTTAAGTGCCGCAATTTCTTGTTGGCCTCTTGTATAATTAGCCTGTGCTTCCTTAAGACTAGAGAACCAAGCCTCTGCATCCTTAAAGTTTTCAGGAATGGGTTGACCTGTATGCTCTACATAAGTCTTAAATGCTTTCTTTTCCGCTTCTTCCTGAGCGTTTTCAACTGCCCCTGTTGGGAAAGTAACTGAAGCCGCATCAGGCTTTTGCGCTTCGATGTTAAGCTGAGTCCCGTCAGAGGATTGTTCAACTTGTTCATTAGACATAAATCACAAACTCCTTATGTTGTATAATTCTTAGTAACCGCAGCAGTTTTTGCATCTCGGTTATCTATTTTACTTTTTAAATTGATAGAAGACGCAGAGATAGCTTCCTTAGGAGCGTCTGCTCTTTTAGGATTGTCTTTGTAAGGGTGATCGGACTCTAGCTTACCTGTTAAGCCATACTTATGTGCGAGATATCCTTCGATGTCTTGTCGTTCCGTATCACTCATACTAGTCTTGGCCCACATAAATTCATATAGAATACCGTCCCAAAACTCATTCATTTGACTATATGTGATACCTCCGAGTCCTTTCGTTGACGGTTCTGTAGCCCCAAACAGAACATCCCTATCGTTGGTTACACTCCCGGTTGCATCCGCAGACTCATTGACTACCTCAACTCCGTTCACCCACATCTTAACAGTAATGCTGCTTCGTAAGAAACAAACAATAAACAAACCATCAGCAGATGCAATTGCGGTATCTTCGTGTGTCTTACCAGCTAGTCTGAGTACGAATTTATAATCACTAGAATCGTCCACCCCAAGCTCAACTCCTTCGTCCCCTCCTTTTGAGAATATAACATAATGCCCCCCACTGTTTGTTGTACCCTTAGCATTAACTACAACAGCACCAAATAAGTTACTTGATGGCACCCCACCCCCAACTCCACAATCAAAGTCTGAACCTACAGACGAGTCAGGAATACTAAGATAGTCCGGTAAAGTAGTTCCCCCACTAAACTGAATTCCCTTGTGTCCATTTAGGGTAGCACTAAAAGTAGGAATCCTATTATCATCTATATTTTGCTCGGCATTATAAGACCCTAGCCTATCTTCAGCCCTATATATCTTATCCTCAGCCCCACTATCAGTGTAGGTTATAATAAGTTTTGGCCTATCAGCAGCAGTACTATCATTAGAAGAGTTGTATCTCATACGACGATTGCCGCTTAATGTTCCAGCCATAGTTAATTCGTATGCTGAACCAATTAGAATCCGAAGAGCACCACTCCTATTATCTATAGCATCTTGACAAAGCTCAACAAACTCAGAATTGTTGATTGTTAAATTTCCCCCACTTGTAGTAGTATTGCTAACGATATCAGTAGAGTAATCTCCACCAGCAGAAGACCAAGAATTTGAACCATCATAATCATTCCAAGTTGCGGATTCTGTAAAAGACTCTTGTGTAATTCTTAGAACCCTAACTGTAATTGAATCATCTACTTCATCTGTATGTTCGGTAAGTGTTAAAGAAGCTGAAGTAATAACAGCAGTAGCTGGTAATTCAGTTAAATCCCAATACATGGCTGTTCTTACTCGTGTCCCCCCTTTGTTCCCAATTTGGATTACAGAACCCGTAGCAAAACTGCTGTCAGAAAGACCTGCGTGAAACATAGTATCTATAGCAGATGACTCATCAGGCTGTTCTGTTTCAGTTGTACTACTAGTGGCAGATAACGGATGAAAATACTCTGGTTGATACCAACAACTTAAGGATAAATCCGAAGGAGTCCACACTGGACCTAAGTTAATATCCCATTTAGTATCCCAGTCTTCGGGTACACGATAGTTTCGGTTTTCCAATAAGTTTTCACGAAGAGATAAACAATATTTTCTAGTACCCCGGCCAATCATTTGGTTGTGATTTATCTTTACACACGAACTATCGTCAGTACCTATAATTTCTATTCTTCTTATTGGAGTTCCCCTAAACATCTACATTACCTTTCCAGCTAGGATATTAAATAAAGCGGTACATATAGCACTAAAGACAAATGTTGCTGCATAGACTTTAGTATCTAACACAGCCAGCCTGTTTTCTATCTTTGCTAATCTCTTATCAATAGTACCAAGTCTTTGATTTGATCTCTCTAGTTCATGCACGACATGAACTTTGTACTTTTCCCACCCATTATCGTTGATATCCATATCAAATACCAGACGTTTGCTTGACAACAACAACGCCGGTTGTCGAACCAAGGTCAGCACCATTGGAGTTAACAACCCATCGAATATAAGGAGCAATAGCTTGTGGGAACTCTACTTGAGCAAGCTTTAGTCCAGCAACATTAGGTTTAATGTCAGCAATAACTTCCACTGTGTCTGTCCAAGTAAGTCCATCCAGAGATTGTTCGTATCCAAGGTTACAAAGAATTTCATTTACCCCACCACTAAACGCTGCTCTGGGGTTTACAGAAGAAATGTTTGGCCATGTACTGTTGTAAGTAATTTTAGAAGAATTTCCTACCGTACCCGCAGCGGTGTTTGTACAAGTAACCTGATTATTAGTAGAAGTAGCTGTAATACCCGGCACACCATTATCAACATCATTAATAAGCTGTGCTAAATCATAAGCTGCGTATCTGGGACTATGTGCTCCATTGAATTGACCAGCCGCATAAGATCTGGAAGTAGCAGTACCACCTGCGAAGGCAGTAGGAACGACAGGACTACAGTGGTCATCAAAAGCAATACCACCCGTAAAGGCAGCGGGAACATTTACAGAACATACTGAATTCCAATGAGAAGCATTGTTGACGGTAATGGTTTTATTGCTTGTTGCCCCAGTAGCTCCCTGAACAAGGTCTACTTTCCCGGTAGAAGGGTTTGTAGCCGTAATATCTAACGCTGCCTGAGCGTTAATCTTAGCAACTAAATCTGCTGCTGTTCCTGTGGCTCCACCACCTGCGGCAGCAATACCATTGACAGCAATATTACCGCCGGTTACACCATTATCCTCATTATCAATCTCAAATACTACAGATGTTCCATCAGTATCAACTAAAGTTATAGTAGATCCTTCATTAGGTTTATCTGAGAATGTAAAGGTTGCGGTAGCAGCCGTAGCTGACTTTCCAATCGATGTATTACCAGCCGTTCCGGGAGTTCCTTGGAGAATTGTAATCTTACCAGCATCAGCTGTAGAATCAGTCTCGGAAACTACATTGGGAAACACAAGAAGCAAGTTACCATTAGTAGAATCACCATGACCATTGTTTGAAGTTATTGCAGCAGCAAGGTTGGCAGCAGCATCTTCTTTCTTGTCAGCATCTGATGCTGCCGTAGCATCCCATTGTGCAAACAGAACATCAGACCCATCTAAACTACCATTAGTAGTGCCAGCCGCCGCAGCCTTATACGTTTTTGACACAAGAGTTCCGGCAGGATCAGAAGCAATAAGAGTAATCGTTTGGTTAAGCTCAGCACCTTCACTAAATTCAAACGTAGCAGAAGCAACTTCACCAGTAGTATCTCGTGAGAAGGTTCTTACGGTACCATCAAGAGAAGACGTAAATGTGATTGTAGGAGTAGTAGTCTGGGCAGATTCCAGAGTAGTCTTAGAAGTAGTTAGAGAGAAGCTATTAGTGGCAGAAACACCAGCTGTTCCACTACCTGAAAAGGCGGTCTCAACAGACACGCCCGCAAGAACAGAAACACCACCAGTTGTAGCTGTACCCTTAATACCCAAGGCAGTTGAGTTTATATTATCAGTAACAATCTTATTTGTCTTCGACGATAATGCTGTCGAAGGGGCTGACTCATAAATAGTTTGTCCTTGAACTGTGGTTTTTGTAACCGAAGCTCGTTGTGAATCTGTTGTAATTGGCATTTACTATACTCCTTGCATCTGCTGCATTACTCGCTGAATTCCAGCCCCGTCGTTCTGCTCTAAATCCTGCTGAGCAGCTTGGGCCATAACTTGTGTTGCCATTTGATTGGCAGCTATTTCCTGTTGTTGGGTACTCTGTATTTCTCCTCGGGCCTGTGCCAGCTTAAGCTGTTCTTCCCGAACCTGCTCTTCATTCTTGACCCATAAATCAGAATTAAATCCAAGAGCAGTAATTAAAGCCTTGCCGTACTCATCCCATCGGAACATAGCAGCAGCAGGCTCTGGAAGATTTCGAACCATTTCACCCATTTGCATAAGCTTATGAAGATCAGAGTCTCGACTGAGAGCTTGAAGACCCGTAACGATCTCGACATTCAGGAGTCCCTCTTCTTCGCTAAACATTTCAGATAACCTCTGATCTACTTCACCTTCAGAGATCATAAGGAATACAGTTCTTGAAACAATTGGCTGCATTAGATCACGAGCAATAGCAGAGAAAGCCCCACCTAATACATGCTCAAGTTCTTGACCAATCATTCTCACAGCAGTAGCCGTAACTCTTTCGCCTTGAGGAATACTAGCACTGTCAAGCAAGAAAGCACGACCAAGTTCTTGGCGAAGAATATTAACACCAGATTGGGTAGAAGAGATTTGAGGATTCATAGTTGTAGCGGGAGATACAACATGGACCTCATTAGGTCTAGCACCAATCCAACCACCAGTTGGAGTACCATTAATATCATCCACTTCCGCCATACCAGTAGGATCAACAGCCATCCAGAATACAGATGACGCTGTTATCCCATTAATTAACCCCTCAGTAAATCCTTCAAGAGTTTTAATATCACCAATTAAATCCTCACAATGACTACGACCATAATTTTCACCGGGAATACCAGCCCATCTAAGCATCACAAAGTTAGGCACAGAATAAATACCGGAATTAACAACATTACCATCCTTATCTTCAGTCTTAGATTCCCACCCTTCCTCAATCCTACATAGTTTGGTGTATACAGGACGGTAACCATTACGGCTATCCATGTCTAAAGAGGATGTGTATAGATCAGCGTTGTCCATATCACCATCCAAGCTTTCATATTCCTTATAGATAACCTCTTCTACCTCTCCATAAACATCCCGCCTTACAACAAAGCGATCAATACGGATAATTCTAAAGTTCATACTATCTTCCATAATAAGCATCACATCACCAACAACAATAAGGTGTTGTAATAATTGATAAATAGTTTCCCTTAGATTTCCACTGCTTAATTTGTTATAAACTTGGTAGCTAAGATTATTTAAGTACGCATCAACCTGAGGTTCAGCTTGCATGCCAGTTGACAACTCAAACCTAAAGAAAGGTGAATCATTTAGCGGAAGCAAGGCACTAAGCATTCTGCTGGCCATGGCAGTAACACCTCTGGCAGCAGTAGAGCTATAGGGCTGAGGAAGCTGGTCTTGCTCTGTCCACCCGTCAGGTGGGAGAAGAGAAGGTACTGTCAAACTTGAGCAATACCTTGCTCTTTCCAGTTTACTAGTTCTAAGAGAATCTAGTGCTTGGAATCTTTCCGCTAAAGTTGTCATGGTTTATCACTCCGGTCTTGGTGTCTCTATGTTTGTGGCTTGCTCTTGACCAGCACCTAAGGCTCCCCACATCTGACTACGCCTGCGTTCTCTGTCTTGAGCAGCAACATCAGCTTCAGATGGGGCATACTCGGCAGCCTCTCTTTCAAGCTTTTCGATATCCTTAACACGCTCAGCCTCTTGAACCTTACTGATCTTTTCCATTTCTCTTTGTTGTGCTTGTCTTTGTCTCTCCATTTCCATCTGGAATTCACGAGCTCTTGCGTCTCGTTCTTGGGCAAGCATGTCTTCTTTCTCTAATAATCCAGCCCTATCTTCAGCAGATAAACCGGCAGGAATATCAGGACCGCCTCCAAAGAAAAGAGGATGTGTTCTATAGCTCATTATCTAGGTCTCCTTGGTGGGGTATCTCTGGTAGTTTCACCAACTCCACGCTCTGACGTACTCATTGCTGGAATTGTTGGCATATCTCGTGCCTGTCTAGCAATTGTTTTCATTGCTTCCTTATCATAACCAATCTCCTGCTGACTCTTTTCTCGTGCAGCCTTATTAATTTCAGCCTCTCTTTCGGCCATAGCTTTTCGGTGTTCAATATCACCCTGTAATTTTCGTCTACGAAAGTTTGCTCTTGATTGTCTCATCCACTTGTCATGTGAACCTTTTAATATGGCCAGTTTTTTCTCAGCTCTCATCCTGTCAACAGCACTTGCTGATCTCTTCATTTCTTCTAGTCTTGCAAACTCCGCCTGCTGCGCAGCAAGTTGTGCCATATACTCTGCTTCTAGATCCTCATTGTAATCAGGATCTAGTTCATCGATACCAGTTACATCGGCTGTGAAAGCCATGGTTTCATGGTATGCGGTACCAACAACATCACCAGTAAAGTCAATTGTTTCCTGAACAGCATCCCCAGTAAAGTCAATTGCTTCCTGAACAGCATCCCCAGTAAAGTCAGCTACTTCCTGAACAGCATCCCCAGTAAAGTCAGCTACTTCCTCAAACGCGTCCGCAACTTCTTCAAAGACAGAAGATGCAGTATCAGTCACTGCATCCCAAGCATCTTCTACCCAGCTTATTGGATTAAACCCACCCATGTCAGCCTCCTTTCCTTTGCATTTCAATCACTTTTTCTATAGCTGTAATAGCCTCTTCATGACCGTAATGAATCGCAAGGAGGCGAACCATATCATCAGTTGTCGCTTTTGGATCGTACTTTGGATTTGGAAACTTTTCCCTTAGGTACTGAACCAGTTCCTTGTCCACTCTTGGTAGTTGTTTCCAATCCATCAAGTTTCTCCTGCATAACATCAAACTTAACCAATAATTCTCTTAAACACAAGACAACCTCAGCAGGCAGAACATTCCCGCCCATCTGAACCTTGCGTTTAATCGTCTCAAAATTATGTTGCATACGTATTCTCCGTAATGTCGACAACTTCACAAGCTCCACCGTGGCAGGCAAGCTCTTGTGAACTCGTTGTCATATCGTCTGTCTCATAACGAGTAAGCCCTAACCAATTGATCTCTTCGGGCATTTGTTCCATAAGTTTATCATATTCCGTCTTACTAATAGATTCAAACGGAGCTTGATCGTAGACATTGTTATCGTAAGGAAGGAAGGATATCCCACTTACATAATCCCAATTAGACCACACCCACTGACCAACGTCAAGGAAGTTATCGTCTGTATAGGATACAGTAATACTTGGCTTATGATCACACCAAGTCTTTTGATACTCAAGCCAAAGATTTAAATGGCTGATTGGATCTATTTCTTTCTGTACCACAGCTCCTGCCGGAGATGCGATGGGAAAGCTAAAGATCATAGTTTTATCCGGGCTTGCCACACAAGGCTCGTGAGGAATATTGTTATCAATCATAAACTGACAGATAGGATCCTTCACATCAATACGAGCACGACGAATGTAGTGCATGGCATAACGAGGATGCATACCAGAAGACGTGCCAGCCACACAAGAGGTAGTTCCACTCGGCTTACAGCATGTAATTGCCTTGCTTGGATTAATACCAAGACGATCTGACCAAATCAGGTTAGTTTCCTGAGCAACTTCACGAAGCTTTTGCAAGGTCCAGCGAAGCTTCGGCATACCTTCCTGACCCGACATTAGTCGATTGTCGTAGATACCTGTAAAGGATACGCCAAGAAGCCTTTCTTCCTCGCAGTTATTTTTCCAATCATCATCAAGATATTTAAATCTAGTACACGCAGACTGGATTGTACCAAGGATGGTAGCATAAGAAACCTTAGCCTTAAGAGAATCCAAGTCATCATGGGCTCTAACAACAACCTCAGTTAGGTTACAGAACTGTTTGGGCCGTAGAATAATCTCAGAGCAGGGGTTTGTTCCAAACTCAATTCCCTCTACTTCTCTCCCTGATCTCTCTGCCAGCATACTGAGACACTCACGATTGCAGATACCACGCTCACCAGAGCGAGAGTTGTACATCGCTGACCACTCATCAAGGAACTGTGACAGTTCTGGCTTTGAGTCATACACAGCTGAGTTGTTGCTTAGTCTACGGTGTCCCGAGGATTCCCACCACGGGCCAGACTTAGCGGTAGCCATGCTTCGGTCGTGTAGGTCACTGAGTGAGATGAGGGCTGAGCGGCGTACCGCACCAGCTATCACAATCTCACCAGTCATACATACAATATCATGTACCTCAATCGAAGAAAGCTTTCGGCCTTTAGCCTTATCAAATACATTAACAACATATCTAAACAGCTTTTCTAGAGGCTCTGGACCACTGGCTCTGCCACCAAATGTCTTCAGTCTAGCACCGGCGGGCCGGATTAGACTTGTATCCCAAGTAGGATGAATCCCACTATATAGGTGACCAAGCAAGATCCTAAAGGAATCTGCCCAACCTTCTCTGGAATCTGGAACGGTAATAACCTCATCGTGATCCCGTTTAATGTCCTCGGGAATAGTCGGAAGGCCGTCAACCACATGAGATTCACATGAGAAGCCGACTCCGGTTCCGCAGCACAGCACGTACATCACGTCTGAGAATGACCGAATCGACGTGATAGGTATATATGAACAATTGTACATACACACATCATCAACATCAGCAGCAGGGCCAGCAGTCATCAAAGCACGCATAGAGGGAAAGACTTCGCGGTCAAAGGTAGCTTCACGCAAATCCGCAAGCTCTCCTCGGAGGCTGAAGCGGGATTCCATGTAATCATAGTACCGATCCACACACTCCTCCCAAGTTTCTCGTCTATTTTTTTCTTCATTCCATCGACAATACTTACTTTTTACAATGAATTCTTGAAAATTGTCCACGAAAGTTTCTCCTATTAGTCTTTATACTCCACCTATAGGTTCCCATAGGCGGATTTCACCAGTCTCTGTATCATAACTACCTTTAGATAATATCCTTACGCACCTAGCCATCGCTAGGGCTAGCTCGTGATCATCTAAATCACATGTATCACGAGGTCGGTACTTATCCATACAGTATAACTCAAATATGTGGCTATGTCTATCCCCATCCCCCCACTTTTTGAGAAAAGATTTGGCTCTCTTTGGGCCAATCCTCCACAAGCCGGGGATGCAGTCGGTATTATCACCTGACATCCACTGGATACAGAAGAATTCTTCAGCCTCTTCTTTGTCCACATATACGGGGTAGTCTTCTTTAAAAGGATTATAATGCCACCCTTCCACACCCCTCAGATCCTTATCGATAGTGACAGCGATCTGGTCTTGAGCGTTCATTCCCATAATATCATCAGCCTCAAGTCTGGGATAGGATACACAGTCATACACCTCTTGGATATAATCTCGAACCTCCATCAAAAACTCAGGCTCAGGTTTAGTTTCTCTGTTCTTCTTATAGTTTGGCCAGATATCCCTTCGGAAATTCTCTTTTCGGCTACAAGACAAGGCCATCACAAACTCATCGGCATCAGCAGGGATCCACATCTCTAACATCTCCTCAATAATATAAGGAATAAATGCAGGATCCCCTGTCTCAGCCTGCAAGGCACTGCGGTATGCAATGATGTCCGCATCTAGAACAGCTTTAGTCGGAACAGAAATAATCTCGGTCATCATCTTCCTCATCTTCCTCTAGCTTACCAAACTCATCCAAGAATAAATCAACCAACTCGCTGATTACTAGACCCATCTCTTCATTGTTGTAGTTTGGAGAAGCTTGTACTCCTGTCCAGATAGGAGCCATAGAAGAAACCTTTTCGCTAAGGTCCTCCTCATCTCCATCATTATTAATAACATAATCAAACAAAGACAGCAGCTTATCATCACCATTCTCAATAGAAGAGGCCATATGTTCTGAGTGGTGCTGTCTCCAATCTCCATCCATATCTTCAATCTTCCTATTGCCGGGGCTTACAAAGATTGTACACGCCCTATACTTCTTGGCGATGGAGATTTCATTATCATACCGACAATCATCAGCGATGACGACCCTTTGCCAATAAGCTTTGCCATTTTTTAGATCCTTAAGTTCTTCTTCATAGATTTCAATAAGGCGATCTTCAAAGGCACGGACCCAATAGTCCGGATCCTCTTCTCTCTTTAAGGCACCGTGAACCTGACAAAACTCCCTGTATTCACTAGGAGTTTCTTCTTTTGTGTAACCACGACTCTTAGCCTCGTCCTTAAGAGGCCCAGCAAAGGGGAGAATGATAGGTTTAAACCCTAATTCAAATGCTTCTTTAGCTAAGAGTTTGGCAAGAACTGTTTTCCCGACTCTTGCTACGCCAGAAATGATTATCAACTCCATTTACTAGCTCCTTGTATAGTGTGTGCGGTGCAACATGTAAATTAATTTTGTATCCGCACATCCTTAAAATATAACTAATCGCCAATGAACAGGTCATAGGCACATAGGTCTTTGAAAAGCATCTACCAACAAGCCACCAATATATGTTTTCCCAAAAGGTAGATATCCTAAACTCTGGTCTGTCAATAAACCAAGACATCTGTGCTATACTTACGGGAGCAGTGCCTAAATCAACAGATAAAAGCTTTGGCTCATAGCCAGCTCTACTTAGTAACCACTGAAATCTTTTATAGTCTACCAGATACATTCCTCTACATCTATTTATAACTATCACATATTTCCTATTTTCCTGCTCAAAAGTTAAATAACAATGTGCTATTGTCTGACAGGACATAGCTTGGTAGATCCTTGTTCTGTGGTCTGAACGTAGTACAGCCTTTACAACAAATAAGGCTTCTACTTTTGTTGGTTTAAACGCGGGAAGCAACATTATTGATATAAGATTGTCATACCTAACATGGTAGCTAGGCGATGCTCTATCTTAGCTCCTTCTGATTTTTCCCAACCAGTTAACATAAATACAACATTACATTTAAACAACGCATCTATGTCTCTCTTCATAGCCTTACGCAAACCTTTTTTGGAAATAAGTTCAGCGTCTGACATACCCGACTCCTTATCAAGCCGGGCTGGGTTGATTGGGTCATATATTCCAATCCTCTTAAGAAACTTTTCTGCCCTGTTAAATTCTTTTCGATTAAAATCCTTAATCCCTCGCATGGGACCAGCAATATATACTTTTAATAAATCTGTTTCAGGTATAAGCGTTGTCATGGTTCTCTCCTAATGGCAATCCGCCCAATTATTTCCTATACGATATTCACCATCCATATCTACTACACACCCCAATCTTTTACCAGCACTTTGGATTGCTTGGACTCCAAGCTTGCCAACATCTTCAGCAATAGAAGGATCACACTCAAGCTGCCACTCATCGTGGACTGTTGCCATAAAGTTGTACTTACCCTTATGTTTCTGAAGTAGGTGCTCAAAGATTGTTTGTGCAACTTTCATAATCATTGCTCCGTCACCTTGAATCTGTACATTCAAGGCTTTATGAGCAGACCGACAAGGCACCTCTCTCCCATCTAACAGAGTGAGAGTTCCCTTCTTTGCTACTTGAAACTTACAGTTATCAAGAAGCTTTTTTAAAGCGGGCATCTCTTCTAGGTATCGTTCTTTGATACGCTTACCTTCACGAGATCCCTTACCAATAATCTTGCCTATCTTATCATTACCAGCACCATAAATCAAGGCGTAAAAGAAAGTTTTACTGGAGTCTCTTGTAGGAAGACCAGCTTTATGTTGATTTACAGTATGGATATCATCATGTAAAACAACACGACCAAACTCTCCTTTGTCCCATGGTGCCATACGATTGGCAAGAAGCCTAGCCTCAAGACCAGAGGCATCAATGCCCACCTGCTTCCATCCTTTGCGAGGAACAAACAACGAGCGAGCACGCTTGTCACCTGACACCTGCTGCAAGTTAGGCTGCGAAGCGGTCATTCTACCAGTCACAGTGCCTTGGGTGTTGACGTTGCCATGGATACGCCCATCACGACTTGTTGTCGCACGGTGAATCCAATCCTCCACCATACCAAGTAGTTTAATAATATCAAAATACCTGACAAGCTCCTTGGCCTCATCCCAAGGTAGCTTCTTGAGTTCGGCAGAGTCAACCTTCGGGTTTCCCTTCTCGGTTTTAGATGGCTCCCACCCATACTTCTCACCCAGTCTCATAGCAATTTGCTGACGAGATGCAGGGTTGAAGTGAGTAACCTTATCCTTAAGACGTTTACCTGTCTTGTCGGACCAGCGTTCCTCAACAATAGGCGGGAAGATCTGACAAAGATTGTCTTCGATCTCCACCTTCTCCATAAGAAGATCCCTCTCTAGTAGATCGGCAGCTTCTATATCAAACCCAAATCCTGTGCTTATCTGACGAGCAATGATCTTTGCAAGAACATGCTCAAGCTTAATAGACTTGGGATACTTATTTACGAATTCCTTTTGTGTGTTGTAGATCTTGGTTGTTACTTCCACATCACGAACACAATAGGTCATCATCTCTTCTGTGTATTCAGAGAAGTCTTTAAAGTCAATCTTCTCCATACCCAGATGCCTACCCCAACACTCAAGGGAGTTGCCTCCTAGTGGATGATCAAGCTTATCCGGATACATCATCCTAGACACAATCAAGGTGTCGTAGGATGGCGTATCAATCGGACCAAAGAATCTCTCTAGCATTGGTATGTCATACATTATAATGTTATGACCAATGATTAGTCTAGCGTTACGGAGCATGTTAACTCCGTCTTCAATATGATCAGGACTAAACCTATAAATCTTATGAGGGTTGTCAACATCCTGAATTACCATGCAGAATATTTCCTTGCCCTCAGGGATAGGATTGCCCTTCTTGTTAATAACAACTTCATTTAAGCCATCAGCTTCAATGTCAAATGCTAGTCTCTGCATCTGTCAAAACCTTTCCGTCATCTCCAATAGCAAAGTCAATCTCCTTAAGCCGACCAGTTCCATGGTCAAACAGAAGACATGTTGCTACTCCAGATCTACCAGTAAGCCTGTTCTTGAGAACACGAACAGTAGTAGTATTGGCAATAGCCGGATCAGGGTTCTGCCTGTCACGCTCAAGAGCAATGACCGTATTGGGTACACTAGCAAGAGAGCCAGAGCCACGCAGATCCTGAAGGGTAATACGATCACCCTCTTCATATGCCTTGACTGTCTTCTTGAGCTGAGAGACAACATCAATTCGAACACCAGTTCTTGATACCAAGGACCGAAGCTCTTTCATAATGTTATCTATAAGTAACCGTTCCGACGATCCTCCGTCAAAGTCACTGTCTGAACTAAGCAGACCAGCAGCAGCAGCGGTAATATGATCGAGAACAATAACATCAACACCAAGAGATACAGCCATGAACTCAATACGAGCACACAGATTTTGAAGACCTGAATTACCAAGGTGATCATAGATGTACAAGGAGTTTGCTTCCAATTGCTTTCGTGCATAGGCATACTCCTCATCTGTAAGGTCATCAATGATATCAATATCAATAGGATCCTTACCTAGTTTAACTCTTAACTCATTCATAATCTTCTTTGCTCGAATAGCTCGAACAGGTTTGTTGATCATGAGTGATACCATATCATCCACAGTTTCCTGAGGCGATTCCTCAAGCATGATAGCACCAACACTACGACCTTCAATTAGGTGGTGGTGAATGATCTCACGCAGGATAGTAGACTTGCCACTCCCAGTGCCGCTAGCCCAAAGAGTAATCTCGCCACTACGCTGGCCAAGAAGGAACTCAGATAGGTTGTCAAAGGGAAAGGGATAGACTCTAGGGTCAACCATTCCCTCGTTAATAACCTGAGACACATGGACAATCTCATCTGGTGAGTATTGCTGTGCTTCCCACATGGCATTGATAACAGCCTTACCTTGATTATTCATCAAACAATCGTTGGCATCCTTGTAAGGAAGCTTAGCAACCTTACATTTACCGGGCGGTAACAGATCAGCGACAGCCTTGACTGCCTCCTGTCCTGCCTCATCTTGATCGAACATCAAGATAACTTCCTTGTAGCTACATACAAACTCAAGGTTGTCCTTGATAGCACGAGCGGCACCAGCGGCACCATTAGGAAGAGAAACAACAGGGTACTTGTTACCATTGAGTTGGCTTACTGTCATACAATCAATTTCACCTTCAGTAATAACAATCATCCGGCCACCGTTCTTCTTGAACAGGTGCTGTCCCCACAAGGGAACACCAGATGTTTCGCCTCGCCATTGGAAAGTCTTGTTAGGACCGCGTAGCTTCTGTGCAATCTTAACACCGTCCCTATAGAACGAAGCAATCTCTACACGCTTACCATCTTTCTCGATAGTCTCATAGTCGTACTTGCGTACAGTTTCATCAGTAATCTTTCGACCACCAATGGCCTGAAGTTTACCACTAAGGAACTTCAGGCCATTGGTAGCGGGGGGTTGTTCAGACATCACTTTAGATGTACCTCCACTTTCATAATATCTACAAGAGTAACAGAACTTATGACCATCATCATAGATTGCTAAGTTGTCACCCTTCGTATCTTCACCCTTCGCAGCACAGGCTGGACACCTGTCCCGTTCAATAACTTTAGACATTCAAATCCTCACTTCATTTTACATTCACACTTTGTCCACGGCATCTTGCAGTAGAGCCAAGTCATCAAAGGACGGCCCATCCATGCACCAGCAGAGAACATCATCACAGAATAAAAGATAGTACCAAGCGTGCTATTAATCCATTCCATCATAGTTTCATCTCCTTAAATTTAATCTCGTCATCGTTGACGATTTTCCAAACAATTTTTCCTGTCCATGCTAGACTGATCGCACCAGTGCAGATAGCAACAGGCAGGAAGAACCAGCCACCATACAAGGCAAGTGCCCAGTTAATGGCTATAAAAATTATACCACCAATTAAGGGCCTCCATCCCATCGATCCTCTGGTAATTACCAGCAAGATCATACCAGCAATGAGGCATAGTCCTCCGATCCACCCAAGCATGGGGGAGCAGGCACTGGACTCTGACACTGCTGTCATTGCCCCCTCTGGTACATTCACATTCGGGATGTAGCTGGTGGTTTTGCATCCCAGTAGTGTACACGCTGCCAACGCCAATGTCAATAGTTTAATCATCTAGATCATCCCCTTTCATGAATCTTGTTAGACGCTCCTCAGTTTTTTCGTCCGCGTCCTCTAATTCCATATTTGTTTTTCTTTGATTTCCGGGGTTTGCCTTTCGTTTTTCCCCTAAAGTGAGGGCTTCCTCCCATTCCTTTCTTAGCCATTCTAAGTGCTCCTGTTCATTCATAATATACCTAAACTCCACATTAAGTCTGCTAGTTTATATTGAAGACTGTTTGCTTCGGCCTCCCCATCATCCGATTCGTCTCGTTTAGACTCGTGGATCCATTGCTTTACGTGAAGCATCTCATGAATTACAGTAGCAGCTGTATCGCGAATACACATCATGGGGTGGATTGTTATCTCAAAGGTGGTGTCATTAATATGCTCACACTCACCCCAACAATCACCCATATGTCTACGCTTATAGTTAATGATATAATCGGAATTAATATTGAAACACCCCCGACACCATTCAATAGTCTTCTCGATTACTTCTTCATTCATAATCTTCTTCAGCCTCCCACTCATCGATCATATCCTGATCTACAATCATATCAATCTCATCTTCATAACAATCATCATACGATGCGTACTCTGTATAGTATTCTTCAGGATTCATTAGCAGTACCAAGTCCTTGTAATTTGCAATATGATTATTGCTTGTGTCCACCAAAATGTTCTGTCTTTCATATTCATTCCTTAATAGGCTGGGTTGGATTCGAACCAACGACTTACTCGTTATGAGCGAGGTGCTCTAACCACTGAGCTACCAGCCCAGCAATAGCTCCGGTGGGACTCGAACCCACACTGGATGGATTTTAAGTCCACTGCCTCTGCCAATTGGGCTACGGAGCCTAACACTCCCGGCACGACTCGAACGTGCGACCTACGGTTTAGAAGACCGTTGCTCTATCCATCTGAGCTACGGGAGCTTATCTACTCCAACCGTAAAGTACCCGTCCTCACCCACCTCTGCCCATTGCTTAGTGGCGTAGACTGATTGAATAATATTATCATCGACCCAAAGTTTCTTGTTCAAAGAATCGAACACAGCCTTGAGAAAGTTATCAATGTCGGCCTTAGGCATAACCAGTTTAGTAGTCTTAGGCCTACGGATAAACAACTCAACGTCAACCTTGATAGGTTGTTCATAAGGCTGGAAGTCAGGGCCGAGTACGAACTCAATAACATCAACGCACTCACTCCTAAATATTTTATAAGGGCCAGCGAAGTAAGCCCCGTGTCGTGAGACACGAGGCCTACTTGCTGCGACGGGACTGATTGGGAAAACCCACTCAGGCATCAGAAGGGGAGATCATCGTCCTGCCCATCCTCTTCCGAAGATGATTCAGGTGCTTTATAATCTGATCCATCGAAACCATCAGTGGCTTCGAAGCCTCCCGTAGCCATGGTCGAGCGGTCATTCTTCTCAATGATTTGAACACCATTAAGATAGAGACTGATGCTGTCATCACGGGTAAGCATGGCCGGTGCAAGACGCAACCGAACCTTGTCACCACCAAATGGTACAGCCTCAGTACGCTGAGCCGCAGCGTCACGGCAAGGGAATACATCCACACCCTTCTTGACCAGAGTCTTGGACTTGGCCTTCAAGAGCGTGCGGCCCTCATCATCGGTACGCATACCGTTGATCTTCTTGGCACCAGTTTCTTTGACGATAGAGTCAAGCTTCTTCTGAAGCTCCTTGTCCACAACAATAGTGATGTTGTGGTTGGCAGTGTCCGCACCAAACTTATCGTCAGGCTTGTGAAGGTGAGCCCAAGCCACATCCACAGTTTCTGTAGTAAAAGGATTAATCTTCGTTGTCATCACTGTTTTCACTCCTATTGGTACTATTGGACAGTTCGTCCATCGTACTATTAATTCCATTCACAATTGAGAGCATGGCAACAACTACCTGCTCCATAAAAGTTCTCACATCTTCGACCTTGCAGAACATAGGCTCATCGGCCTGCGTCTCGTCAGTCTTTGCTTCTGTTTCAGTACTCAATCCATTATCTCCATATAGGGTTTTCCTTCAATTACTACGCCAGCCCCATTGACTGGCTTCTTCAAGAAGTTACGACCATAATACATTAACTTATGGTTCCTGTCAACTCCATTTGGTACATTAAATCCAAATATTCTATTATGATTAGGACCACAAGTAAAGTTAATCCCACCAACAGAGTGGACATGTCCAGAAACCACACTGTTACCCATGGCTCTAGCAATGTTAAGTGCTGGTGTGGCACCAGACGATCCAGTTCCATGCGTATAGTACACACCATCGATCATAAACTCGTGTCCCCACTCCCAGTGAGGGGTTCCGTACACGGTGTTATAATCTTTAAGGTACATTGAGGGGATACCGGAGGCAGAAGCTAGTCGATGGACTCGCTCATCATGATTCCCGATACATACCTTTGCATCCCTGAAATATTTTTTCCAATCTTTTAGGGATTCCATAACTAAACCATACTCTTGTTGAGCAGCCTCAGCTTCGGGATGTTTGTTGTGAAAAGAAATAGCATGGTGATCGATAACATCACCGATAAACACGGTCATGTTTGTCTTATACTTTTTCTTTAGATCTCTACAGAACTGAAGATAATCCTCTCGCTCTGCGGGCAGGTGTAGGTCACCTATGACTAAGATTCTCATTGTTTATTCCTCAATCATCAGGGATACCAAGTGTAATATCCAAGTTGTTATCTCTTGGCACCCTATTAATTACAAAACTTTGAAACAAATTCTCCATGAATATGTGCATCATACCAGCACTAGGGAAAATGATCCCCAGTTTTTTATCACTACCCGGACTAAGGGCTAGCTCTGTTACATACTTAATGTTTCTTTCCAAATCACCCTCATTACTGATAACTAAATTTGTCTTTGGCATGGTCCCCTCCTATGCAAAGAAGTATTCCGAATTAATAACAGTCTCCAAATCAAAACTACCTTGGGACGGTGGTTCTGGTAAGTTAACTCCGAGATGTCTTTCGACATCATACTTAAACTGCTCAAGACAATTGTACCTATGCATCCTAAGGAACTCTTCTCTTATTAAATCCCTCATAACAGGGACAAAGTTAGGATGACAACCATAGGAATCATGTATCATACAGAAGTCTTCGATATCATAACCGATCATTCGGTCGATTGTCAAGAACATATGAGCAGCATCTAAAGAATGAATGTAGTTTGGTGCAATAGCTTGACGTGCTGACCGAGGATCAGGGTCATCTGTCCGTACAAAAAAATTCAATTCTTTATTATTAAATAATTTTGCTATTGACCTACGGGTCTGTGTCTTGGTATAATAGTGCATCACCCTGAAGCCACTAGGAGTTACCCAAGACAAGTGTTTATTATTATTACTAGCAACATCAGACACTTCCTTCAGCCAAGCTTTACCACTATTTGAATGAACCAATGTCTGGTCAAGGGCAGCTTTGATTGCACGAGCAAGCTCAACAATAGCACCACCTCTATTTTCTTTTGGAACCCAGTCAAGATGTCCTTCAACTCTAATATATTTCTGAATACCATAAAAAGTAAGACCGTATGCCTCACACATGGTGCTTCTCTTTGTTACGTTGCGGTGTATGCCCTCGTTCCAGTGTTCGGAGAATGCCTTTAGCCAAGAGTTTTCATCAGCCTTGAATAAGCAGTAGTCTGTTGTCTTATCAGCAACAAACTGATATAGATCTTCCGGCTTATCAGAAGGGGCGACACCAGTTAGGTGTGCAATAGTTTGATCACGCATAATAGCTGACCAGTGTTGGTTCCCGTTACACTTACCATCTAATTGGACAGGGATATCCGAGCACCCATCTTCCTTCATGACATCAAAGATAGAACTGAGTCGTTGGAATGACTTATTCTTTTTCTTTGCATCATCAATCCATTCTGTATTCTTATAAGGATCTTCTGATATTCTTTTGAGCATGTCCCAGTTGTCATCTACCCACTGAACACGCTCATCAAATGACACTTTGTCCTGATCAAAGAGGTTGGCAAGGTGCACCTTCCTCCAGTACTCACCTTCTTCTGTCAATCTTCGTCTACTAGCCAAGCGAATAAGACCACGATCAAAATCAGAAGACTGAGGTGATAGTAATTCGCAAACGGTGTATCCACGACCACGGAAATCAAGAGTCCACACATGATAAAAGTATTCCCAATCCAGTAAGTCTTCAGCCAGTCGAATCCGAACGAGCATCCGTCCTCGTTTCTGTTCATCTTTATACCATTCCCCCCACGACTCCTCCTTGAGCTGCATCCATTTGGCCTGTTCTTCTTTAGTCCCATCTATAGGGTAAGGAGCACTGTACATAAACTCCTCGAACGAATAGAAGGGAAGATTGGCCATGCCTGTGTTGTTCTCAAACAGGTTTTTCATTACCTCTAAAACCTCGCCGTTGACAGACCACTCTGTTTTCATTACAGCATTAAGGCCACGGAGCACAAGCTCAGAGGGCTCAGAAAACTTCTGTTGTTTCTTTTCATCACCAAAAAAATTATCTTTGTATCTCTGAACCACTGGCTTGCGTAGGTTGGTGTGGATATACCCACCACTCGCTGCCTCGGTGTGATCTATAGGCGGTATAAGCATTGGTCTATAGACTAGCGTAGAGTTTTGAAGTATCTCGTGTCTGTTGTGTAATTCTTTTAATATCTCAGGATGAAACTCTACAAAGGAATAAGTTCTATAGCTCTTCCGCACCTTAACCTTTTCTTTTCTAATAATAATTATATTAGATGACGCAGCAATTTCCAACATGTGGTGACCAAAGCTATGCTTCTGTCTTGCACTAAGCTTTATATTCTTCTGCATTTTTTTAGCAAAGGCATTACATCTTTTAATAGTCCAGTTCTTAATAAACTTAGATTGTTTCTTCCAATCCTGATAATGATCTTCTTTGGCACGCTGGTATGCAATAATATCACAGGCATCACTGGCTATTTGTGTTGCTATCTTTTGTGCAAGTGGCGGTGTGTGTATGTGATCAGAGTATAAATGTCCCCAGAACGATGGAGTAAACCAGTGACGAACGATAGCTCGTATCGTAATGTCTGCTAGCTTGCGAGCACCTAGCTCAAGCAAGGGATACAGCCAATCAGGAGAACGGGATGCGCCCTCACATATGGTATCAATCCATTGTTGATAACTCTCTTCCAGTTCATGAACAGATGAATCAATAAGACATTGCTCAGGGATACCCTCATCTGGTGCACGATCATAGTCTGACCAGTAGCGGTGTCTACCGTATTCAAGCATGTCTTGCTCATACCTAAGCTGCCCATTGTGACGGGCTAACTGAACGTCTTCAGTTTCTGCATCCCATATCATTCGCCAAGTTCCTCCCGAAGTTTATCGTATTCTTCTTGGGTGATTCTACCAAAGGCAAGCTCATAATTAAGATCATACAATTCTTTTGATACTTTTCTTTCTGATCCCTCAAATTGTAGATTGTTTGGTGTGTAAGTTTCAGGGATATGATATCTATTGCCACCTCTTGCGACATGGGCTTCTCTCTTGCGCTTTTTTTCCCGCAACTTCTTCCAATGCTTATGCGCATTAAAACTTCCACCAACTCTTTGTTCATCTGATTGCATGCATGCTCTCCTTATAAAATGAACAAGCCCACTCCCCCGAAGGGGAGGGACCGTTCGTTACCTCACATAGCGAGGGCGTGCTGCATAACCTTTCGGCTATCAACAGAACCCTTACCGTTGAGGTTACTGTAAGCTTTGGATGCTACCGTTGCCTGCCTACCCCGAGCAGCTTGCTTGTGCTGGATATGGTTGGTCACGGCATTGACAGCGAGCCAATAGCTTGCAGGATTATCAACCGACTCACGCTCAAAGGTGTTGTCCCATGTTCCAATGGTAGCAACAGCCTTCGTGTGTTCCTTCTCTTCCTCAGGAGTAGTCGGTTGAGTGGGGATTTCACCATTCATATGTTGATACACATCGAAGAAGAATCGACGTAGTGCATCATGACTGATGGGACATTGGGCCAGCGTTGTGACCTGTGATCGGAAGAGGTTACCAGTCTCTCGATACTGAGAGATGATATCCTTTGCCTCTTGCATCTTAATGTCCATGTCACCATGGTGTTTGATCGTCAGCTTGTTCTGAGTGTTCTGAGCTAGTGCCATATCCATAGTGTTCTTACACACAACACGGATAGACGTAGGCTTGACAACGAGGGAACTCTTACCATCGTGTCCCCAGAACAGAGCCATGTATCGTTCGACAGTATCGTTAGCCGAAGCGTCAAACGAATCCTGATGCAGCAACAGGTAGCACTTGCGTCCACCTTGGATAGAGCCAGCCGACTCGACTGTAGCTACATCACTGAAGTACTCAGCAAGGCGGAACACTTCTTCATTCTCAACAACTTGATACTGAGGTGATACAATACCAAGTATCTCTTGAGTATCAGTACGTACTGTGGCACGGTATTCGTCAGTCCAAATACCATGTGTACTAATACCATTAGTTTTCTCAACGCCCCAACCCAATCCGGATTCCCGGAGGGCAGAGTTAAGACTTAGTGTGTCATCTACTACATTGCCTAGCCCGTGCCAAGCTTTTTGCTTATAGTAAACAGCACTATCGTTTTGTGTCATCTCGTGAGCCATTAGAATCTCCTATTGAATCGCTCGACAGATCTTCCCAGTCCTCGTCTTCCCAGTCCTTGAGGATTTTCTTAGCCTTGGACCTTTTGACGTATGACTGTTTCTTTTTGGGAGGCTTCTCCCTTTTTTCTTTGCGATGTGTCCTACCCATTTCATGCACTAATCATAGAGTTCACGGGCAAGATCTTCATCATACCAACCATCCTCTATCTCTTCCCAGTTCTCTTCATCAAGATCTTCGGGATAGAATCCAAAGAATTCTAGTAACAGTTCCGCATCCTTACCACAAACATCAACCTCAAGTTCAATCTCACTTAGATTAGATTCTAATGTAAGGATACCAGCGAAGCCCAAGGACTTCATATCGACAGTGGTATTACGACTACCGGGATACCTATAAGTTCTAGGTTCAACTATTGTGGTGCCATCAGCATCCATTTCACCAAAGAGATGTAGTAATAGGTCACCCTCTTTAATTGTTGAGCTAATTTCTTGAATTGTTCTTGATTTCATTCGTCATCTACCTCGTACCAATGTGTATCTAAATTACCATCTTCACAGTAAGCTTCGAATTTCTCACAAGCTTCCCAGTAATTAAATCTACAGTCTTCTAAAACCTCGTGATATTTGTCCATGGCTTCATCCATATCTTCAGCCTCAATGGTACAGCCATAGCAGTTGAAGTCATCAATCATTACTTTGAACTTTGGCATTCTCTTGCTCCGTTAACCACTCATCATATTTAACGCTTTCGATTTCCCAGCCTTGAATCTCACCGTCGTGAGTTTCCCAATCTTCCCAATCGTAACCATCGGGATCGTCCGTAAACAACTTATATGCTTGTTCTTCTGACTCAGCTTCCACATAAGCTACGGCAGTTTCCCAAGTTTGACTTGTTACATCGATAGTAACTTGATATATCTTTTTCAAAACGGTACCTCCGCACGTTCGTGTGCTTCCATAGCATTAACTAGCCAATCATAAAGTTCTTTATCTTGGACCAATAGAAGTTCTCCATCGAATCCTTCAAGCCAGATCATTCTACTATGAAAGTTATCTTCAGCTCTCCATAGTTCTTCAATAATATATTTATCATCCCCAATAACTAAGGATGATCTAGTAGTTCTTGAGATCATATCTGTTCTAATTGTTGAGGCATCATTCATGATTCTCTCCATGATTTTCTACGACCCTTTGGTTTTCTTGCGAGGTCGTGATACTTTATATTCCTTAGCTTCGTATGACGGCTTGCGTCCACGCCACATCGTGTTGAGTTCCTTTGCTTCTTTCTTGGCTTCAGAAGCTTTAGCCCATAACGCTGGATGAGACTTGTATGAATCGGTTTTACTATTGTACGTGTGAGATTCCACAAGCCATCCAATATCTTCAACCCATACGCCCCATTTCTTGTTTGCCATGAACGAGTATCTCCCTTCGATGGATCATAACCTTAGGGATCTTAGTTACATGTCCGCATTCCTTGTCACCTAAGCTGTCAGTAATAGCCACATAATCCTCATGATCTACTAAGACAAACCCCACGGTTTGCATGATCGGAGGCTCAACCTTAGCAGATTCCATGGCCTCTGTCAAGTCCATCCATCCAGTATCTCCTAAAGTTTCTGCGTCTACCCACCAGATGTGGTGAATCTCAGGTTTCATTCCATGCCTTTCATAAAGTTGTTTATAGATGTCTCCGGTGTTTCATCGTACCGGGTGCAGTATAAATCCATATAGTCATCGACATTACCTTCAGCATCAGCCCTAAAGATCATAGTCTCATAACCCGAGTCAGCCTGAGGCCACTCGATTTTAGAGACAAGATAATAATCAGAGTCAATAGACCAGAGTGTCTTGTCATCCCCTACTTGTTTAATGTACTTCGGTGTCTTCATTCTCTCTTAAGAACCAGATAGTGTTACTACATACAATACGGCACATGTGCTCGTTGCCATTTCCAATTTTATATGTGATCCACTCCGGTTCTTCTCCATAATAATCTTCACATTGGATATCATCTAAATCGTCCATCATTTTTAATCCTATTAAGTGCTTTTTCAAGCTTTGAAGTTCCACGGTTTTTAGTAATGAAACTAGCAAGTTCTTCAGTAGACCATTTAAGTTTCACAGCTACACGAAATACTTCAGCGTGTACATCATCTGTGTGCTGTCTTCTTAGCATTCAGTCGCCGCTTCCAATCATCCTTCCATTGGATATAAAGCGGGGGCAAATCAGATCGACGGCGGGTTCCTTTAGTGGGTGTACCCTGTCCTGTTTTCTCGTTATGATCCCAGTCTTCTTCATAAGCTTCAATAGGCTCATATACATTACATGATTCTTGAAGCTCTGTCAAGGGGTAATCCATCTTTTCTGGATTAATTTTTGTATCATGGTTACGCTGAGGTACCCATGCTTTCTTCTTCTTGTCCCATCGTTGGTCTACGATGGTAGAAGCACGGTGGTCACGCCAGTTGGTGTACCACTTGCCCGGTTTATTCTTTGCACCTAGTCCTAGCATTATATACTCCTAATAAGTGAAGGAACTTATGACTCTTGGTGTTCCCGTTGACCTCACCTAGCCTCCATCGCCATGCTCTGCTGTCTAGGGTAGCCCAAAGATCTATTAAGTGTCTATGTCTGGATCTTCAGCAACAGTTGTCACATCAGACACTGAAGGCTTAAGGGTACCTAAGTACTCCTTGAGAGCCTTATCTTTGTCGACTAGGTAATCCCAACCGAAGTTGTCTACCCATTCGACATAACCCTTCTCTTCTAGCCAGAGAAGATAGCTTTTCATGGCCCCCATCAGCAGACACTGAAGCCACCGCATTCGCGGAGGAATCCGATGAAGTCTTGGACGTGGGACTTGCTTACACGATAGTCATCCTTGAAGTCAGGATCTCCACAGTCCCATGTGATGACATCGCCTTCCTCTTTGAGTAGGTCTTCCATGGCATCAGCCAAGGCATCACAGTCAGCTTGGTTGTCGAGGCCATACCCGTCGTTGAGGCCCATGTGGGCCAAGGTGTTCTCTGGTATGCCAAGTTCATGACGCTCATTGGCATAATAAATCATGTCAAGAATGGGTCGCCAAGCCCATACGTTAGCCCGGAAGTAAACACCGGGGTTCTCATTGGAGTACTTGTGATCAGCCTCAAAGAAAGCATCTCGCTCTTCCGTAGTGCAAGTGCTCCAATCAGGTTGATCAGGCTTTACGCTGTACTCTTTGATTTTCGGGTTGATCCCGAACACGTCCATACCCATAGCAGTTCTCCTGTGTTGAGGGTATTATAACATAATCTGTATCCAAGGGATACCAGAGTCAAGGTCGATGGGTAAACTATTCCCATAAGCCATAACGACAAGTTATGCTTGCTGGTAAGTTGGTATTCAACTTGCCGCCTGACTGCTGCTCCGCATTGATCCGCCCTAGCTGGGTGCTCACGTTGCTTTGCAACACCTTTACCTCCTAGCAATCCAAGGTATATTCAGTCACAACTATGATCCATGTATGATCGTACACTTCACATATCTCTGATATCCCTTGGGTACAGAAAAGGGGTGGGGTTTTGATGAAGCAGACCCCATACTGCTAGCAATTTTGTAGAGATGCCGTACTCTAGGGCTTACGCCCCTAAGGTACACCCACATCGGCGGATGTACCTTAGGGACGGGCGTGTGTCCTTCTGTAGTGGACCACACGCCACGTCTCCGTGGGTTGGGTTGGGTCAGGCCTTGGGGGCCCGACGTTCGAGTTCAGCTAGAGCCAGCTCACGCTTCTCGTCGCTGGTGTTGTCCATCGTGGCGATGTTCACCAACTGGTGCGTGTCGGTCTTGCTGTAGTCAACGACCTTGGTCTTGATGCCGAGGCTCTTGCTGACTGCTGCCATACGCTTGTCGAAATCCTTCATAGTGAGGAGTCCTTTCCGGTTTGGGGAAAAGAGCAGGGGGTATCCGCGGAAACCCACGATAGGCTCCGCTACGGTTACCCACAGCACGGTATAGACTGTCCGGTCAGTCATATAACTAAAGGGGAGCTTTGCTCCCATAGACCAAAGTGTACCTAGGGTATACCTAGGGTAAACCTTTATTATTATTATACTATCATATACCTCTAGTCTACCTAGGGTATACTATATACTCCACCTATACCGCCCTACTATATATGGTATACCTGTAGATCCGTGGTATACTACATATGGTAGACCCACATAGACCGTATACTATACCTTATACCTCTATACTCCACTCTTCCGTGGTGTTCGTTAAGATAGATAATATAATATATCTATCAATATGTGGGACTGGAGGCCATCACCTTTCGATGACAGCCTCCCAAGGGGTTAAAGGTTAGAAGTCAAGGACGCAGTTTACGAGCAGCCTCCATCGTAGCACGACGCTTATCGACGGCGGAAGCATTCTTCGCTTCCAGCCACTCGTGGTAGTCCACCTCGCTCTTATGAATCTTTGCACCGGGATAGATCTGCGAAAGCAGCGTCATCCACCACTGCGTTGGAATGCTGAACTCCTTTGTCCAAGAGCGATCCGTCGCAGGGTGCCAGAGCTCCACCGTATAGTGGTTCTCAAATTCCACGAAGCTTTTGTCTAAGGAACGAACGACCAGTTGCGTGTGCTCCTGTGTCCGGAAGACTCCGGGCATTGCAGAAAGCATTTGCTCCATGTCGTTATCAGACAGCCATTGAAGTACGCCGTCTGTGTCCTTGCCTCGTGAGGCGGGCAGGTACCACCACCCAACTGACATATCCTGAGGAAATACCCGTGCACTCACGCCTTCTGACTTTGGGTCATTGTTCGTGATGAGAACACAGGAACCGTAAGTCCTGTGTATGCACTGATACCGTGATCTCCCGATAGGGAAAGTAAACTGTTCCATCTTTTGGAACTCCTGTAGTAGTGAGCATAACCGGGGGGCAGGAACGCCCCACCCCCCGGTCAGCATCAATTACAGATCCGAGATTCTGTGGTGAATCCGATCTTCTTGCAAGCGTCAGGGAACAAGTCAATCAAGGCCTGAGAATCTGCCTTGACATAGGTCAGGGCATCGCCAACGGGACAGCCGCCAGCGTCGTGAATCCCATACATGTTCCCACCATGCACCGACATGTCCTTGAAAGTCAGGACAGTACCACATCGGTGCTCGGCATCCTTCATATGGAGCCGACGTGCCAGCAAAGCTGTACCAGCGTCGGACAACTCAGCTCGATCCACATGGCATGACCCATTGGTCTCTTTACCAGTGACATGGCTGATGTAGGATGTGTGAACCTTCCAGTTGCCCTTCTTAGAGCTACCCGTCTCGTGCTGCTCGACGTTGGAATCGTCGGAAGACTTGAAACGATACGGAGACATAAGGAGGTCACCGCCAATGAAACGCTGATCCCAAGGAGTGGCATCCCACTCCTTCAGTGCATCCTTGTTAGCATTACTAAGCGTAGGGAAGCAGTCATTGAAGGCATCAGATAGATTCTTAGCCATCGTCTTCACTTTGGTGTAAACCAAGAGGTGATGGGGCTCGCCGTGAAGCAAAGCGTTTCGGAGAGCAGCAGGCATCTCGCTAAGATCGTCAAGGGATGTGAAGCCCTCTCGGAGTCCGTGCTGACCAACAAGTGTGTCAAACACGGGGCCTGCACCTGAGCCATATGTCTTAGGACTGAAGATCTTCTTCAGTATTAGGAGCATTACGCTCGTGGGCAGATTAGCGAGGAACGGCAGTCCT